TCAATAGCGGCAGTTTACTTTTCATTGCAGGGCAAAATATCACAACTACAACTAGATGTTATTCGAATGCAAGATACTTCGGAATTGAATACAGAATTCCGTATTAAGTGGCCCAGAGGAGAACTTGGTGCATTACCAGATGATGCTGTACAAGACATAAACATTGAATATCTTAAAGAAGAAATAGAAGAGACTAAGGAAGTTCTTGAAGAATTAGAAGAAGAACTAGAAAAACACATAAGAGCCCAAGGACAGTAATATGAAAGATTTACCTAGCTGTCCTGGATGTGGTCATTCAATAGAAAAATGTATATGTGGAAGTGGAGAATAATAAAATGAAAAAATGGAAATGCTTATTTTGTGGCTACATATATGATGAAGCCGCAGGTGACCCAGACGAAGGCCTAGCACCAGGCACACGTTGGGAAGATATAGATGATGATTGGTTTTGTCCAGACTGCGGTGCAAGTAAAGCAGATTTTGAGATGATAGAAATATAATATGATGGAACTATTACAAACAGAAGTAACTGTAAATCAAGTAATGTTGTTTGTTATGTTTGTTGTAGTCGCTTTCTTAGTATTTTGTTCTTGCTCTAATATCATGATAAAGAAAGACTGAATATCGCTTGACAGGTGACCTCTTTAAGCGTATACTATAAGTAATAAGTTAGTACTATTAACTAATTTATGGTCAAAGTTTATAAACTCTAAGGAGAAAATAATGAAACGTTTTATGACAATACTCGGCTTTGTGTTAATGTCAGCAATTGCAAGTGCTGGCTTATTTACTGCAAAAGCGGATGATATAAAAATTGCCGAGTTAAACTGGCAATCAGGTTCAATGATAGCCAGCATTGACGCTTATATATTAAAACATGGCTACGGACACAATATTGAAATTGTTCCAGGCGGAATTGACGCAACAATACAATCAATGATGGCAACAGGCTCACCTAATATATTTGGCGAAGCATGGACTTCATTATTGGGCGATAGTGCTCACGAATATATTGCTAACGGAGATCTTTTACAAGTAAGAGATGAAGTTGTAACAGGAGCTGGAGAAGGTTGGTTTATACCAAGTTATATAGCTGAAGAATATGGTCTTAATACTATTGAAGATGTATTAGCAAGACCTGACTTATTCCCACATCCAGAAGATCCTAGCAAGGGTGGAATTGTAATTTGTCCTGAAGGTTGGAGTTGTAAAAAACATAACGAAAATCTATTTAGAGCATATGACATGGAAGCCAAAGGCTGGAAAATTATTGATCCAGGATCAGGTACTGGTTTAAATGCTTATTGGGAAGGACAAGTTGTCAAAAACAAAAGTGCATTTGGGTACTATTGGACACCTACTGTATTAGTAGGACGTTTAAATCTAATGGCACTTCCTTCTACTGAAGGCTATGCAGGAGATGATAATTGGACAAATTGTATTTCTAGAGCAGTTGATGAATGTGCTAATCCACAAGCGTCATCTTGGCCTACATCTAAAACAGGAACTATTGTTACGCCAGGACTTCATCCAGCCGTAATGGTTTATCTTTCTAAAAGAGGATTTGATGGAAGTATTATTACTTCAATGCTAGTTTGGTCAGATGATAATCAAGCAACAGCAGATGAAGCCGCAGTTGAATTTTTAAGACAACATCCAGAAATTTGGACAAAATGGGTAACACCTGAAGCCGCAACAAGAATTACTGCGTCTTTAAATTAAGGTGATACATATTGAACTTTCCATCTTTAGATAGAGAAACTATCACAGTTCTTAAGAAGTCTATTGACAGTACATTTAGAGAGTTTGCTAGTAATTGGGGAGAATGGTTTACAGAACTGCTCTCCCCAATTCATTGGCTACTTATTCATTTTGAGAAACTATTAATTGCTACGCCTTGGTATATATTTTTAGGTTTAACAAGTTTATTACTTTGGAAAGTAACACAAAACTGGAAACTAATATTAGGTTTCTTAATTAGTTTTAACTTAATTGGTTTAGTTGGTATGTGGGACGACACAATGCGAACACTAGCCATTGTAGTTGTTTCTACTCTTGTTTGTATAGTTGTCGGTATTCCTACAGGAATATTAATGGCAAAGAACAATTTAGCACAAAGAATTATCTTACCCATACTAGATTTAATGCAAACTATTCCAAGTTTTGTATATCTAATTCCTGTTATAATGTTATTTGGACTTGGCAAAGTTCCAGGCTTAATTGCTATAAGTGTCTTTGCTATACCTCCAGTAATTAGATTTACAAATATTGGCATTCGAGAAATTAATAAAGATTTAACAGAAACAGCACACGCACTAGGATTAAGACCTATGCATATTTTAAGACTAATTGAATTACCACTGGCACGTAATGTTATACTTGGTGGAGTAAATCAAACAGTTATGATGGCTTTAGCAATGGTTGTTATTGCTAGTATGATTGGAGTACGAGGATTAGGCTCTCAAGTTATGAACTCAATAGGTAATGGATACTTAGGATTGGGTGTAATAAGTGGATTATCCATTGTAGCATTAGCAATCATTATAGATAGAGCAATACAATCACATAATAAACGCCATGATAAATGGAGAGATTATAAATAGTGTTAATAAAGGATTAGGTCAATGAAACAAATAAAAGATTATACTGATGCCGAAATAATAGACGAAGCACAACGTATACTAACAGAAGGCTTTACCCTTCATTATGATCAGGAATTTACTCAAAGAGAATTAGTAGACTATTGTAAACGAATAGGCAATACTGATGATGATATGTTAGGGTATATGCAATTTAACCCTAAAGATAATCCAGATATATCAATTGTTTCTCCTGACCCAAGAATGTTGTTAGGACACAATGATTTAGAATGGCATTCAAATGGAACTGTACATCATGTAGTTGACGGTAAATGGGGACACAAAGAATGGTTAATTTGTTTATACTGTAAAGATTATTGCCCAGACACAGTTTTATCAGTAAGCAATAATCGTGATGCTTTTTTAGACTTACCAAAAGAAGAAAAGGATTGGTGGAGAGGTGTTGAAGTACAACTAAACAATAATGGTGGAAGTATATTAGGAAAGTATTATCATCAGAGCAAAGAAGCAATGACAGATGAAGATAGAGTTATTCCTATTGATGATGGATACAGAAAAGAATATAAAGAAATTCCAGAACACACCGGCGATGAGCGTATGCCTGTTGTTAATATTCATCCAGTTGGTGGGCAAGAATTTTTATATTGGCAACCACCTTTGATTACTAAAGCATGGTTTGATGGTGAACTTATAAATGACTTAAATGGATTACAACAAAAATTTGATAAGGTTATTAATAGAACCAAGTACATCAAAGACATTGTGTTTAGGCCCGGTGATATATTAATTATGGATCAATTTTATACACTACACAGACGTTCGCCAATAATGAATAAGAATAGAGAACTTTGGCGTGTTGCTATAGACTATACAAATTCTATAGACAAGTAGGAGAATTAACATGATGAAAAAAATAACAGACTATACAGATTTCGAATTAAGAGAAGCAGTTGACATACTGTTACGAAATGGCCATGTATTATTTCACGATCAATACTTAACACAAGATGAATTAGTAGAGTTTTGTAGACGAATAGGCAATACTGATGATTCTAATCCATCTATGGGACACATGGAGTTTAACCCAAAAGATAATCCAGATATTTCCCTAATCACAACACAACCAGTAGGAAAGTCACCACATGGAATGTTTGGCCCAACAGACTTAGTATATCACGGAGATGGTGGTATGTGTCATGTTGGTGAATTTAAAGAATTATTAACAGGATTATATTGTGTAGGGTCATGTCCTGATACTGTATTAAGTTTATTAAACACTAATAAAGCATTTAGTTATTTTACAGAAGAAGAAAAAGAATATTGGCGTAATGTAGAAACACAATTAAATGGTCAAGAAAAAGGAATATATGGAACTTATGAAGAGATGAAAAGAGATGGAAGTATGAAAGCCATTGACGGTGTTCAAGAAGCCTATAAAACTCCAATATACCATTATGATGATGAAAGACAAAACGTAGTTAATGTACACCCATATACCGATAAAGAATTTATGTTATGGCAACCTGCATTTATCTGCAAAGCGTGGTACAAAGGCGAACCAATTGACGTAGATGAAATACAAAAGAAGTTTCGGAAGGCATTAGTTCAAGGAAAGAATATAACAGACTTTGTTCTTAGAGAAGGCGACTTCTTAATTTGTGATCAATACTATACACTACACAGACGTTCATGGGTTAATAGTGCTGAGAGAATGATATGGCGAACAGCATTTGATTATTCTACATTATTAGGACCTGATAGTGTGTATGATAGTAGCATTGAAGAACAAAAATACATTTCACGTAAACGCAAGAACAAAAGTTAAACATTATGTTAAAACAAAAACAAAAACCATTAAGCGATGATCAGATATTTCTAAGTTCATCAACTGAACAGATTACTTGGGGCGAACTACATGCAAATCTTGATGCTAAAGTAGAAAGATTAAAAGAGCATGGAATTGGACCACACGTTGTTTTTGTAGTAGCAGAAGAGCAAGTAACAATAGATGATTACTTATGGATACTTGCTAGTATTAAGAACGGTGGGTCAGCTACACAAGCAGATGGTAGACAATCTAAAATGGAATTAGATGGGTTAATTGCAGGCTGTAAAGCAATATGTATTATACGAAGTAATGAGATAACCATGCTAACAGACGATTTGACACCCACAATCCTACATCCATTAGAAGTTTATAGAGGTATGACAAGTGGAACTACAGTTAAAGAATTCTTTGAAATGTATCCTTTCTTTTGGGATTATGAAGACCACGAAAACGCAATTGTAGATGGACAAACACTATTAGGTTGTACAGCACATGCTTCAACACAACATTTATTTGCAATAGCACCAGAGTTTGAATTTGCTCAACGTCCCTATATACTTTGCACACACGGATTTACAGCAACATACAATCCATATAACTTATTAAGAATGTATTATATAGGTGGCGGATTACACTTCTTAAACTATGGTGATAATATTCCAGAACAAATACAAAAAGCAAATCCCAATTGTTGTATCTCATATCCTAATGCTGTTAAAAGAATAGTTGATGCATGTCCAGATGATTTCAATTGGAATGGAATCAAATATTGGGAAATGTCAGGTGGGCATACTCCAGAATCAATTGTTAGAAGTATTGAGAAAAAGTTTAACTTTGTATGTATGCACAACATGATGGCAAGTACAGAAGCAGACTGTCATTCTAGTGCAAAATATAGACCCGGTGATCCAATAGAAAACTTTTATGGATTTGTACACGACCCTAAATTTTATAATGGCGAACTTAAATATGATGATGAGGGTGTACTTTGGTATAGGTATGGAACACTTGATTGGCAAACAGATGGCGATAAGTTTGAGAATAGAAATGGTGCCTGGTTTTATACAGGCAGAGTGTTCGATGATGTTATTTTTATGAAAGGTGGTGTCAAGATTTATACAGGAATGGTTGAGGCTAAGGCACTTGAAACTCCTGGCGTTGAAAACGTTGCTAGTTGTGAGAAAGACGAACTTCATTACTTAATATATACAGGAGATGCATCAGCAAAGGATATTGCAAAAAGTTTTAAAGAAATGCAACCATCTAAAAGACCACACAACATATATCATGTTACTGATGAACTATTCTTTGGACAATCAAGTGAAACACTAACTCCACAAAAACTACAAAAACATAAATTAGCAGAAATTGTTTTAAATGGGCCTGCAGATCAAAGACTAGAACATATTAATCTTAAAGATCACTCTCAAGTATAATAATGAATTGGCTAAAACAAATACACCATATGCAAATTGATATTACAAGTTATTGTAACGCAAGGTGTGGTGCGTGTGCTAGAAACATAGCTGGAGGAAAAACACAGCCGTGGTTACAATTAAGTCACTTTGATAAACATATTTGGTATCGTTTATTTACTGAAGATACTATTGATACAGAAATACTTAAATTAAAACTTAATGGAAATTGGGGAGACCCAGGTATGCATCCTGATTTACCTGAATTAATTTCTGTGTTTGGTAAATGTAATCCAGAAGCATCTGTACAAATTTGTACTAATGGTGGAACACATAATGAAGAATGGTGGGGTAGTTTAGGCAATGCATTATCTAGAGATACAAAATATCATGCTGTTGATTTTGCTATTGATGGACTAGAAGACACACATTTAATATATAGGCGCTCAACAGATTATAATAAAATATTAGCAAATGCAATATCTTTTGCTAAAGCAGGTGGAAAAAGTCGTTGGATAATGACATTGTTTGATTATAATATACATCAAATAGATGAAGCAATTGAGGTAGCAAGAAAGAATAACTTTACGTCAATTAAATTTAGATATAGTCATACAAAAAATGCATTAGTTGAAACACCAACAGAAGAATACAGGTTACATACTGATAAAGCAGATAAAGTTACATTGCCAGACACAGTATATTTTAATAATTCAGTAATGTTTTCTGAAAACTCAACAAAACATACAACTGATAGTAAATGCCCATGGTATAGAGATGAACGAATACAAATTGGGCCGTGGGGCAATGTGTGGCCATGTTGCTATATTGCAGATGTAATGGAAGGAATAACTGAGATAAACCAACAAGAACAGTTAGAAAAAGAAATGCCTAATCAAGAATGGAACAATTTAACAAATCACTCATTAAATGACATACTTAGTCATAAATGGTTCAATAGTACATTAAATAGTGCTGTAGAGCACGGTAAGTATGCTGTATGTATAAATAATTGTGAAATAACAACATGAATGTAAATGACGCTATAAGAAAACGTAAATCAACACGTGCATTTTTAAATAAACAAGTGTATCCACATATTGTAATTAAAATACTAGAACAAGCAAAACGAGCACCAAGTGGCGATAATCATCAACCTTGGGACGTTGTAGTACTTACTGGTAAAGCAAAAAACAACTTATGTATTAAGTTAGAAGAAGCATTTCGTTCAGGTAAACAACCTGTTATGGATTATGAATACTATCCACAAGACAAAAAGTCTGAGAAAGATACTAAATGGTTTGGTAAGTATAAAGATAACAGAAAAGCATGTGGGATAGGGTTATACTCACAAATGGGTATTATTTCTAAAGGAATGCAAAAACAAAAAGACGACTTATATGCTAAAAACTACAGAGCTTTTGATGCACCCGTAATGCTATTATTCTTTATTGATAGAGAATTAGGGAAAGGTTCTTACGTAGACTATGGAATGTTTATACAATCTATTATGTTATTAGCAACAGAGAATGGACTAGCAACATGTTCACAAGGCTCGTTGGGTGAATATGCTGATATTATACGTGAAGAGTTGCCAAAGTACAAAGATAAGATAGTTTTATGTGGTATGAGTATGGGATATGAAGATCCATCAAACCCAATTAATCAGTATAGAACTATGAGGCAAGACATAAACGAAATAGTAAAATATTATGACGAATAAAGAACAAAAATGGCTCGATGAAGTATATGATAAAAATAATAGCGAGTTATATGACGAATGGGATAACTATCATGAACAAGTCATAGAAGGATTAGGATGGAAATGTCATACAATAGCGGCTAAATGGATTGCTGATAACTTTCCAGAAGGAACCGAAGTTGCAGACATTGGATGTGGTAACGGTCAAGTGGGTATTGGATTAGCAGAACATGATTATAAAATTGATGGATATGACTTAAATCTCAAAATGCTTGAAAGATTTATAGCAACAAACTATAGATCAATTAGTAAACATGACATTACTGAAAAAGCATTACCAAAGAAGTATAAATGTATAACAGCAATAGGTGTATTAACAAAAGGTCATGTTAATTCTATTGCGGCAGAACATTTAGCAAACAGTTTAACAAACGACGGACTACTATTTTGTAGTATGTCTAAGCACGATGGCGATTGGTTTTATGATGGTGGATGGAATGCACAATCATATTTAGATGTTGTAAATATTACACCAGTACACAGTTTAACCACCCCAGAAGGCATAAAAACGTATCATAATATGGTTATTTGGCGAAAGAAAGCAAGATCTTAGTTGACATCTTGGTAATAATGTATTATAATAATAAAGAATTCGCAATAGATTTGCGATAGAAAAGGATATAAAATGGGATATTTTATACTCGGGATTTTAATAGGATGGTTAGTACCTAGACCTAAATTAATAGGCAAGGTAGAATCATCTATATGGAGTCCAATTAAAGAAAGAATGCCAGAGAGCATAACTAAGCACTTTGGATAAAGAAGGAAGACAATGAATACAGGTAAAATAAAATGGTTCAATCCTACAAAAGGATATGGATTTATCGAAGTCGGCGGCGGTAGTAAGGATGTGTTTTTACATATTTCTGCATTACAAGAAGCTGGTATCGATACTATTACAGAAGGTGATGAAGTATCTTTTGAAATAGGTGAAAATAGAGGTAAAAGTACCGCTATTAATGTTAAAAAAGTCGCGAGCGACAGTAATACGCCAGCGGGTAACCCGCATATTGGTTAAATCATAAGGAGAAAATTATGAGTACTACAACACACGATGAAATTGTAACTAGTTACGAAACTTATCTTTCAGAGCAGGCAAACTTTGAAAACAAAGGTGTAAAAGCATCAGCGGCCCGTGCTAGGAAAGCACTAGGCGCAATTGGAAAACTTTCAAAAGCAAGACGAAAAGAAATCCAAGAAAAGAAAAACAATCTATAGGGAAGAACTACTATGTTTAACCTAGGAGATTGGCCAACTTTAACTGAAATATTTTTTGGCAAAGGTGTTGACCCAGCCAAGTATAAAGGAAGTATGATTCCTAGTTACTTGTCTGGTAAAACAAGTATGACCACAAAGAAGCCAGTTAAAACAACGGCAAAAAAGAAGATACGAGTATCATCTAAAGGTAAAATAATTAAGAAGAAGCCTATTACGGAGGTGAAGTCAGCTACTTCTAAAGCCAAAGGAAAAAAAGCATCAAAAAAAAACTAAACTTAGATGATCTTCCGTTTGAAGGACCACAGCTTTAAGAGATAGCAGAATAGTCAACTGTAATGTATTGACTACGATAAATACCATAGAGGGAATACATCATGGACGCAATTCTGACGTTACTCGCAGGAACATTTTACGGATTAATTATAGGACTTATACCAAGTGCTGGAGCCACAACAGGTCTCGTAGCACTTTTTGGTTTCATAAGTTACTTTGGTTTCGACCCATACTTGGGCGTAATATTCTGTATGGCAGTAGTTGCCTCAAGCACAACGGGTGATACTTATGCAGGAATACTATTAGGTATCCCAGGTGCAAACTCAGCCGCGGCTACAATGGTCGATGGGTATCCTTTAGCACAACAAGGTAGAGCCACAGAGGCTTTAACGGCCGCAATCACAACAAGCACAATCAATGGATTATTTTGGGGTACATTAACTTTTGCCCTATTACCTCAATATGTGAAACTTATTATGTATTTCGGCATCCCTGAACTATGGGCTTTCATCTTATTAAGTTTAGCCTGTGTAGGATTTGTCAGTAATAGGTTTTGGTTTAGAAGTATCATAGCAATTTGTGTGGGTATTTTTGTAGGATTAATAGGCATAAACCCAGAAACAAACATAGACAGATTTACTTTTGGATGGGAATATTTAGAAGATGGCGTACAACTTATGCCTTTTGTCGCTGGACTATTTGCTTTTCCTGAAATAGTACAAGGTTGGCGAAGAGGCAACTCAATTGCAACAATAGGTAAAGAAACGCATACGCATCAGACTTGGGAAGGTATTAAAGCAGTTTGGAAATATAAATGGGATGCTTTACGTGGCGGAGCAATTGGAGCATTTGTAGGATTTTTACCTGGTCTTGGTGGTGCTATGGGAGATTGGATGAGTTACGGTGCTACAGTAGCAAGTCATCCTGAAGAAGAATTTGGTAAAGGTAACCTAAGAGGTGTTATAGGGCCAGAAGGTAGTAACAATGCCCAAAAGGCAACTAGTATGATTCCAACAGTATTGTTTGGAATACCTGGAGCAAGTTTTGCCGCAGTACTACTAGCCTTGTTTATGTATTTGGGTTTCGAATTAGGAACACAAGAATTAGCAAATGATATAAAGTTCTTTGACAGTTTAACATTTGGATTTATGTGGGCGACAGTAATTACTGGTGTAGTTTGTGTACTATTCAATAAGCAAATTGCAAAAATAACTTATGTTCCTTACATTTATTACTTTCCATTCTTAGTAGCATTTATTATATGGGCTTGTGTTCAATACACAGGTGGTTGGCAAGATTATGCTATACTAGGTATTACTACTTGTTTAGGATTGTTTTGTAAAAAATACAAGTTTAGTAGACCTGCAATGTTAATGGCATTTATACTTGCTACAAAGATAGAAGCATTAACATTACAAATGACAACAATTTATTCAATAGATAAACTAATGACAAGACCGTTGTTCTTAGTGATAATGAGTTGTGTAATTATGTTGTTAGTATTCAGCATAGTTAAAAGAAGTAAACTAGAATATGCTTAATTTAATAAATACATATACAATTCCAAGGAGACAAGAATGAAGAAAATTCTAATGGTCCTAGTGTTATCACTAGGAATCGCAACATCAGCACTTGCTGAAACATTTACATTTGTTGTTCCACAGAAACCAGGTTCTGGTACTACTGTGTGGACAGAAATTGTACTTAAAGAACTGGCTAGGTTTATGCCAGAACACACTCTAAAACTTAGAAACTTTCCAGGTGCTAGAGATATACCGGCAGTTAATGCCTTTCAAAACGAATTAAGATTTGACGATACTATTATTATGGTTTCACATGGTGGTAATGGTGTATCATTCTTACAAGAACAAGTTGATTACAACTATGCTGATTGGGAATCAATTGGTATGATGAACTTAAACATCATTGTTGGTAAAAGACTTGATGCAGATTTAGACAATATTATATTTGCATCTAATCCAGGTCGTGTTCCAGATGCAATGGCACTAGCTCTATTATTATGTGGACCACTAGATTCCATTGATGCATACACAACTTGTTTTAAATCAAAAGTTACTTTCGTTCCAGGTTTTAAAAAGGGCGGCGACAGACGTTTAGCATTTAAACGTGGTGAACTAACTGTTGACAGAGAAAATCCTGCGGCATATAAGAAACATATTGCTCCTAACGAAGAAGCAGAAATTTGGTTCCATCATGGAATTCTACAAGCAGATGGTACACACGCAGATGACCCTAACTATCCAGGTTTACAAATGGAAATTTTATATGAGCAAAAATGGGGAGAAGCACCATCAGGTCCAATGTATGATGCATATGTACTTGTTAAGTCATTCCGTGATGCTTTACAAAAAGCATTTTGGGTAAACGCTGGTAATCCAAATGCAGAGTTGTTACAAAAAGCATTGTTAGAAATGTCTAAAGACGAGCAGGCTATCAAAGCCATTCAAAAGAAAGTTGGCAATTATGAATGGGTTATTGGTGAAGAAGGTAATGCTCGAAGAGATACACTAATGACATTTGTTACAGAAGATGCATTACGTAATTTAGTTAAATTCTCAAATGAGGCGTTAAACATTCAAGCAGTTTATAAAGAAAGCATTTTAACTCCAGATGCAGTAGACGTTGTTGAAGAAGCTGAACAATCTAAAAGCATCAGAGGTTGGCTTAAAGACTTTTTTAACTGGCAATAATTAATATTCTATCTACAAAAGGGCAACTCTGGTTGTCCTTTTTTCATTAAAACTAGTGTTATTATTTTCGCACATAATCCATAAATAGTAGTAGTTAATTAAGGAGAAGCATACTAATGAAAGTATTAATACAAGCATTAGTATTTTTTGTTTTTATACTAGGTACAGCCGCATATGCTGATCCTATTGTAACTGAAAGTACTAGTAATAGCACAGTAACAACAACCGGAAATACAACAACAACAGTAAAAAGTTCGCCACCTAGTGCGATTTCGCCTAGTATTAATAGTAATAATAGCGATTTATGTACTGTAGGTATATCAGGTGCAGTTCAAACACAGATACTTGGTATTAGTGGTGGTTCAACAGTACGTGACATGAATTGTGAAAGGCTCAAGTTAGCCAAAACAATATATGACATGGGCATGAAGGTAGCCGCAGTTAGTATAATGTGCCAAGACGAAAGAGTATTTAAAGCCATGGAAATGGCCGGCACTCCTTGTCCGTACTTAGGTAAAATTGGTGAAGAAGCTCAACAAGCATGGGATTCTAACCCTGAATTAAAGCCTGAAAACACAGAACAGGAGACTAAGAAGAATGACAAACTTGAAGGTGCTATGCAAGGCATTGGTCTTATTGGTTTGCTTATGTTTTTACTCTAGTTTCACACTAGCTGATACAACAACAACAGCCGAAACATTAAATCTAAATGATGGAACAATAACACACCCAAATGGTGGTTGCCCTTCTGGTGACTCGCCTATAACTATTGACTCATATAATTGGGGCGTTCAGGCTATTCGTTACGGAGAATGCATAGATACATTTGCAATATCCGTAGCCATTAATAACGCATTAACAGCCTCAGGTATATCTGTTGATAAAGTACATTATAAATGGCATTGGATTAACGGATGCTTTAACTATCCAGGCAAGTATTGTGATACTAATATCAGCAACAGAGTAAATCTATCTACTGGTGAAGTTCTAGAAGGTGCCTATGAGGATTATTTTGATACACTAGCCGTCACTGTAGAAATTACAGATGCTAACGGCACTGTTATTAAAACAGAAACGTGGTCACCCGATAAATGGTATCACTGGCATAACGCAAACACTTACAGTACTAATGAAACAACTGATCTTGGTGGAGCAGTCTGGCAGATACATGAAGGCAACATAGAACTTTATAATCACATAACAACAACAGGAACAATATACACACCCAATCAATTAGGTGATGTTAGGTTTAGAGTTGTAGGTAATGATGGCGGTGAATGGAATGGGTATTATGGACCAGTTATATCAAATATGCAAACATGGTTTACGTATAGAACTAATCCTTGTACCGCTTCTGCTTTATATGATCCGAGTTGCCCAGGTTATGCGGCCGCCTACGCAACATATGTATACGATACCGCCTGTGCCGCAAGTGCATTGTACGATAGTGGTTGTCCAGGCTATGCCGCGGCATATTACACACAACAATGTACAGCCGATCCACTATATGATTCGGGTTGTAATGGATATGCGTCAGCATATTATAATCAACAATGTGGGTTAAATGCATTATATGATAGTGGATGTACGGGCTATGCTGACGCCTATTTCGCTCAACAGTGTGGCATAAGTGCATTATATAATGAAGGTTGTACAGGTTATGCGGCCGCTTATTATGCACAACAATGTGGATTAAATGCATTATATGATAGTGGATGTACTGGGTACGCAGAAGCCTACTTCACTCAACAGTGTGAAATAAGTCCATTATATAATTCAGGATGTGACGGATATTTTGAGGCTAGTTGTGATGCTGACCCGTTGTATGATTTCTTATGTACTGGATATGATGTAGCATATTTTAATCAACAGTGTACATATAATCCACAATATGATGAACAGTGTACAGGTTATATACCACCCGTTGTCACGACAGATATAGATGATATAATTGATGACGGTGCAGGAACAGGCGATAGTGTTGTTGATAGTGTTATTGAAGCACCAGCATTACCACCAACAGTTATAATAATACCACCTCCACTTGAACCCGAACCAATGCCTGAACCTGAACCTGAACCTGAACCAGAACCAACACCTGAGGTAGTGATTGTAGGACCTAATGTTATAGAAACAACACCTGAGGTAGTTGAACCACCTACAATAATAGAACAAATAGAACAAGAAATAGAACAAGAAATAGAACAAGAAATAGAAGAACAAATGGAACAAGAATTAATTACAGAAGAAGTGGAAACAGAAACGGAGGCCGGCACTGAAGAAGTAGTTGAGGAAGAGGTAATAGAGGAAGAAGCAATTGAAGAAGAAGTAATAGAGGAAGAAGTAATAGAGGAAGAAGCAATTGAAGAAGAAGCAATTGAAGAAGAAGTAATAGAGGACGAAACAGTAGAAGAAGAAGTAGTTGAAGAAGAGGCTCCTGAAGATGAGTCGAAAGAATCAGCAGAGGACACAAGTACTGAAACAGTTGTAACTAAAACTAAAACTAAAAAACTAACAAAGGCAGAAAAACAAAAGGCTAAAGAAAAGAAAATGAGAGAAATAATTACAGAAAAGTTAAAAGAGTTAGCAATTGCAGTAGGAGAAGCACAGTCATTAGAAGACCAGCAGGCCCTACAACAATTAATAGCGGCGTTGATTAATTATGTGCCAGGATTTAATGCATATGGAAAACTAATGATTCCTGGCGTAGACTTTTATCAACCTGAAGATATATACTTAGATAAAAAGATACCAGAGAACCAACGAGGTTTGAGAAATGGACTTGCGAGTGAACTCCTTCATAAGAAGATGGTTGACATGCAATATGAAGGAATGGAGTAAAACACATGAGTGAAAAAACAACACTAGAAGTAGGCGGGTTAAAGTTTACAGGTGGTAAATTATTTTTAGTTCTAACAGTGTTAAGTGCATTAGGTGGTGCGGCTTGGGGAGGCTTTGAGTTCTATAATGACTATAGAATGATGAAAGCCAAAATAGAAAGATATGTAGCACCTGACCTAAGTGGAATTAGATCCGAACTAGCAGTAGTTAATACTAAGTTAGACGAAGCACTAGAGTATTCAAAGGATATTAAGAACGGATTACGTGATGATATTGTTAGATTAGAGAGAATAGTTGACCAAGTTGAAGATGATGTTAATGATATTGACGAAGATGTACGTGAACTATTAACATTAGCTGACCAACGTTTTGAAAACAAACGTGACCAGTTATTAACAGATTACGAACAAAAAGCAGATAGTCTAAGAACTAGCACCGATCTTAAACTTACAGATCTTGAAGAAAGACTCAATAAAAGATTACAAAGAGCATTAGATAACCCACTTGCACAATAATTGATAATTGCAACACCCCCCAAATCGGGGTGTTGTTGTTGTCGATAAATATAGTTATAACGAGACAAAACCCGCACAATCACTTGACATTTCAGTCAACTTAATGTATTATATGATAAAGGAAATAGTTTATGTTAGATGTTTTCATGCTAACGTTCGGAGAACCAGAAGCAGATGATAATTTTAAAATACTACAAGAAAAAGCACCACATGCTAAACGCATAGACGGTGTTGAAGGATTACTTAACGCACATAAAGCCTGTGCTGAAGAATCACGCACAAGTTATTTTTATGTGTGTGACGCAGACGCAGTTATAACAGAAAACTTTGCATTTAAGTTTACACCAAGCGATAGACGATTGGCTTATCCAGGTGTAAAAGAAACAGAATGTGTATTTACATATCGTAGCCACAATCCTATTAATGATTTAGTGTACGGCAATGGTGCATTAAAACTATTTCCTAAAAAGAATTTACTAGCAGTAAAAGAGTTTAAAGTAGATATGACTACAAGCATTGGAGCAATATTTAAGCCAATGTTTGAAATTTCAAATATAACACAGTTTAATACAGACCCATTTAACACATGGCGAAGTGCATTTAGAGAATGTACTAAACTTTCAAGTAATATCATTGACAATAATAAACAAATAGATGATGCATACAGATTGAAAGTATGGTGCGAACGTGGCGAGGACAGGCGTTACGGAGACTATGCAATACTAGGTGCTAACCAAGGCAGAGACTTTGGAGAGCATTATAAAAATAACACTAAAGCATTAAATAAGATTAATGATTGGGAATGGCTAAAGGAAAAGTTTAATGAAGCACTCTGAATTTACAAGTAAGTTTCATTGGTTGAATGGACTGAGCGAATACTTTCGGGCTACCGGACAAGAAGAAAAATACGAGCCAGTATTTAAAGCATTATATCATCAAAACTATTATCGTAAACGTGATATAATAATGAATATGATAGAAGGCAAATACGAAGGAATTGAAAAAGTTCCATATGAGTTGCGTAGAGCCTGGGTGAACATGCTTTTAAATGAACATATGGATGATGTAGAAGTAAAAACAGAACTCATTACTAGTTTAATTGCAACAGTGGCAGATGATGATTTTGTTAATAGAATTTGTAGATTTATTGATTACTTTGTAGTTGATCATGCAACATCTTTATTACTTCCTGACTTAGGAGACTTTTTATCACGTGGACAAGTAAAGAGTAAAATTTGGTTAGCAACCGAACTTGCAAAATGTGTAGAAGGTAACTTAGGTAATGTAGTATTTTATGGTGGTTGGTATAATTTTGTAGCATACTTTTTATTCTCACAGTTTGAAGTAAATAAAATTTATACTGTTGATAACGATCCAAAAGTTATTCCTCCTACTGAATGTTTATACGAAAAAGAAGTTAGCGAAGGTAAATTCTTTGCTATTACACATGATGTTAACAAAATTAAATGGAATGGAAAGAGCATGATATATAATGCTCATCATACTGAACATGAAGAAAAGATTCATATGGTCATTAATACAAGTTGCGAACATATGAATAATACTTGGTTTGAAAATTTACCAGAAGGAACGTTTGTAATACTACACACAAATGATTATTTTGATAATCCACAACATAGTAATTGTTGTGAAGATATAGAAGAAGCTAAGTCTAAATATCCAATGCAGAGTATAATGTATGAAGGTAATTTAGACACTGAGCTTTATAATAGGTTTATGCTAATCGGCATTAAATAAAACATATGAAAGATGTAATATACATAGATTTTGTTATGGATGACTTTACTGAGCATTCTGATATGGATGCGTGTTGTAAAATATCAGCAGAGATAGGTGCAAAAGGATTAGTATACGGGCCAGACTTTTGGTTTCATGAATCATATCGCGAAGGTGATGAACAAGTTCTTAAGTTTGGATTTAGAGATAAACATGAAGCTATGCTAATTAGACTAGCAGGTGTTCAAAAATTAACATTACATTAATATGAAATCGACAGCAGTAATAAGATTTTTTACAGACGAGTACACTGACAATACAGATGCATTTGCCACTTACGATGCTATTGCAAACATAGCATCATTACTAGGGCAAGAAGGACTAAAGTATAATGTTGATTATAAATTAGCAGAAGTATTTTATAAAGAAACAAACGGAAGACAAATATTAGCATTTGAATTTGTAGACGAAAAAAGAGCTATGCTATTAAAGTTAAAAGGAATTGAAGATTAAAATGGATAAAGAATTGTGGAATGTAATACTTGATAATTATACACTAAGAGAATTACAGAGAGAAGCGGCACGAGCAATTAGTACAATGCCTGCAGACAACAATAGTATCTATAAATTTAATAAAGAAGCACATCATAACAGTCAGCAATGGTATAGAGCTGTTATTATATATTACTGTGAAGAGCACGGTGGATTTCCAAGTGAAATTGGACCAGGAAAAAATGTGAAACTAATAATGGATGATTAAATATGTATTTAAAAATAAACGATATAGGTGGTGTAGTTGTTAAAGATAATAAAACATATAAACTTAAAGATAACACATTATTAAATAATCTTGTTGTTAGTTCAACAGACTTAAAACCATACCAAAGTACAAACGGACATACACATCCTGGCCAAGAAGAAGTTTATTATTTTGTTAAAGGTGCAGGAACAATGTATTTAAATGATGTTCCAAAGTTTGTAGAAGCAGGTGATGTAGTTTTGATAGAAGACGGAGTACATCATAGAGTGAGTTGTGGACCAGAAGGACTATATTTTGTTTGTGTCTTTGATGGTAAGCGATCACATTGATGGAACTATTATTAACTAATATAATATATGTAGGCTTTAGATTATTAGTTACAGCACATATAGTAAAATTCTTTCATAAATATTTTCCATTTGGAATTGCAGTATTAATTGCCGCACAGGTTAGTTTTTTATATGACGGTGGAATATTTGCATACTTATTTCAAGCACAAGCATTGCCAGAAGCAATGGAAATACTACAAGCAAATATATTATATACATTGCGAGTAGGAATAGCATGGTGGATTATTAAAATGCTATGGGATAAGCTAAATAATTATTACTTAGCAGTCTTTATTGGTGCTGAATTAACATTTATAGTAGACTATTTTATATTTGATGGATTATATTAATGTACAATTATAAGCAAATAAACGAAGTTCATTTAGAAGTTACACAACGTTGTAATGCAAGTTGCCCTATGTGTGACCGTAATGAAAATGGTGGACCAGTTAATCAACATATCAGAGGAAATTTACAAGAATTAACACTTGATGATTGTATTGATATATTTCCAGCAGACTTTATAGCACAATTAAAAACAATGTATATGTGTGGTAACTTGGGCGACCCAATTAGTGCTAGAGATACATTAGAAATATTTCAATGGTTTAGAGATTGTAATCCTAATATGTGGTTAAGCATGAATACAAACGCAGGTGCTAGAGATGTAGAGTGGTGGGCTGATGTAGCAAAAGTAATAGGTAAAAATGGATGTGTTATCTTTAGTGTAGATGGGCTTGAAGAAACTAATCATTTATATAGGCAAGGAGTTAAATGGGAGTACGTTGAACGTAACATGAAAGCATTTATTGCCGCTGGTGGCAGAGCTCGTTGGGACTATTTAATATTTGAACATAGTGAATGTGATGTTGAACGTGCTGAACAACTTGCTAAAGAATGGGGCGTTGAACGTTTTATGAAAAAGAAAACAGGTCGCTTTGTTAGAGCAGACAGTACAGCTAAACAAACACACCAAGCAAAGAATCGTAAAGGTGCAGATATGCAAAAACTTGCTAAACCTAAAAAAGCAGAACATCAAAACCTTGCACTATTAAAACAAGAAGAGATTGAAAAAACGTATGGTAGTATGATGGACTATTATAATCAAGCAACAATAACATGTAAAGTAGCAAAGAAAGACCTTAAAAGTATTTTTATAACAGCAGAAGGATTAGTTATGCCTTGTTGTTGGACAGCAGGTCGTATGTATAAATGGTGGCACACTGATCCTAAAGTGGAACAGATATGGGACTTTATAGACAGAGTAGGAGGCAAGAATGGAATTAGTGCTAAGATAAATACCATAAAGGGTGTCTTTGAAAGTGGCATTATGAAAGATATACAACGTAGCTGGACATTAAACAGCATTAAAGAAGGTAAATTGGGAGTTTGTGCTATGAAATGTGGCACTGAATTTGATCCATATGGGGAGCAGTTTAAATGACAATGAGTTTAGATGACTTACCAACAAAAAGTTTTTGTATATTACCTTGGGTAAGTGCCAATATTGGCTCTGAAGGTGATGTAGTTCCTTGTTGCTTATGGCATGGTAAGAGTGCAAGATTTGCCAAAGAACATAATGTGAAACGAGCAATGGTTAGCGATGGATTAACAAATGCTAGAAACAGTGAATATTTTCAAAAAATCAGACAAATGATGCTCGAAGGTAAAAGACCAAGCGGTTGTAATGTATGTTATAAAAATGAAGATAGCAAATTCCACAAAAATCACAAAGAGGCATACGGAAAAGAACATCTTAGAACTATACATCATAAAAGATTCGCACCTTGGTATAGATTTCATACGTATAAAAACGAACCAATGGCTATGAAATGGTTGGAGACGGGATTAAGCAACCTATGTAATATGGCATGTGTAATGTGTAACGGCGGCTCTAGTAGCATAATATATAGTGCATTTAATCCTGGAAAAAGTATTCCTAAAGGATTTATTCAATCAATAGATAGTATAGATGAAGACTTAGAAGGATTAAAGTTACTAACACTCTTAGGTGGCGAGCCTATGATAGAAAAGAAACATGATACGTTCTTAGAAACGATTATAGAACAAAATAAAAACCCCAATACTTTAGAAATAGACTACCACACAAATGGAAGTATACTTCCTAGTCAACGTGTAATTGAGCAATGGAAGAAAGTAAAACAAGTTAGAATTGTTTTCAGTATGGATAGTGTTGGCAAACATGTAAAAATACAACGCCCTGGTAACTATGAATGGCAAGATATAGAAGATACTGTAGACAAGTACGTACAATTAGCAGAAAGTAATGCTAATATTATATTTTCAGTTAATGTATTACTTACAGCATTAAACATAGGGTGCATAACAGAAACATGTGATTATCTTTATAGCAAATTAAAGAATTCAAAAACTGGCTGGATGCACACAAATAGAATTGCACCCGGAATGGAATGGCATAGATATATTGATTATAGAAACTTGGGTAAAAAAACTAAACAAAGAATTAAAGACAAATGGAAAAAATGGGAAGATAGTAATCCGCCAGTTTTAGCTGACAAAGATCATGCAATATCTAGACTGTATCAAATAGCAAAAGTATCTATAAACGAAGAGGGAGACATGGATGAACCACTTACAAAAGAACTTATGCTAAAAAAACATCCTCAGGCTAAATTATGGAAATTATATAAACAAGACTTAAAGGAATTAGATATATGATTGAGCTGTTTCTTAGTGCAATTCCAAATGTACTTTCTGCTATGTTTGTTGGAAGTATAGCAGGCGGACTAGTACAGGTATGTGAAAATGATATACCTAAACTTAAGAATCTTAAACCCAAACTATCAAAAGTTATGATTGAAAGAGAAGTATCAGAAGACATTCGAACTGCTTTTTGGGATTCATATGATAATATCTATAATGGACCTAAACTTCCATCAGCCTGCGAGGAGGCTTTACAAGCAGTAGGTACATCAAAACAAGAAGTTATAGATGAAATTAGTCCAGAAAAAAGCACACATGAACAAAGATTTAGATAATAAAAAACCAGCTTGTTATGTTCCATGGGTTACTCGATATGACTGGGGAAATGGAGATATAACTCCTTGCTGTGAGTTTGATCCTAATACGAAAATCAAAACAACAGAAAATATGTCATTAGAGGATAGCTTTAATCATCCCAAAATGAAAGCATTAAGAACACAATTATTAACTTGTGATAAAAATGATATTGATGCCCTCCCGACTGGTTGCAACCAATGTAAAGTATTTGAAAAAGCAGGAATGAAGGACTCAATGAGGCTAGCCGTTACTGATGTAGTCGAAAGAGCTGAACAAAACTCATCATATAAATTTAACCCTGATGAATTTAAGTTGCTATGGTTAGATTATAGAGAGAGTAACCTTTGTAACTTTAGTTGCAAAATGTGTGGTAAGGATTTGAGCAGTACACACGCAAAGATACAAGGAAAATATGGCAAGACAGGTATAATAAAAAGTCCTCATAAATTACAAATGTACTTAGATAGATTAGATGAAGTGAAATATGTTCAATTCTTAGGTGGTGAACCAGTATTAACTGATTCAATGTATATTATTCTAAAAGAAATAAAAAAGCGTAACCTACAGCATCAGATTTGCATGAATATTACAACCAATGGTAGTTTACTGCATAAAGATAACGATAGTTTATTAGAATTATGTAAAGGATTTGATGCTGTACAAATTGCAATAAGCATTGATTGTATGGGAGATCAACATAATTATTGGAGGCACAAAGGTACATGGAATATAGTATGGAAAAACACACGTGAAATAGAAAAATGGGTACACTCTCAAGACGGTGCAAATATGAAAATAAGAACTGCTATTGGTTGGCCAAATGCATATGCTGCCAGAAAGACATTTGATATATTTGCTGATAAGTTAGGCAATGGCAAAGTAATTCATGTATGGAATTTAGTTAATATTCCAAGAGGATTAAGTCTTACACAATTGCCTCAAGACAGATTAGATGATTTATCCGTTTGGTGGAAGGATTATCCAGATGTAGCAAAAATGTTTAAAAATACTATATCTAACCCTAATATAAGAGAATTAATGTGGGTAAAAAAAGATATATTTAAGAAACATGATGCATGGCATGGAAACAGTTTTGTAAAGGCCTTTCCTGAATTTGAAGATTTTTATAACAATATAGAAGATATGTAATGAATAATAAAAGACCAGCTTGTTATGCTCCATGGGTTACCACATATGAATGGTCTAATGGAGATATAACTCCTTGTTGTGAATGGGATAGAGGAGAAGATGTTGACCACATCATGCATTCAAAAAAGCATCTATCATTTGAAGATAGATTTAATCATTCTAACTCACAAGCACTGCGAAAGAAAATGATGGAAGGACCTATTACAAATATACCTGGGTGTACCCATTGTGTTAATAATGAAAGATTAGGAGCATTCTCACATAGGCAATATCTTGATAAGTTAGTAGAAGATAGACAACCAATAGATCTAAATAAATTTATGTTAGTACATATGGATTATAGAGAAAGTAATCTGTGTAATTTTAGTTGTAAAATGTGTGGACACGATTTAAGTAGCACACATGCTGTAATAAGAAATTGGATTGATGGTGATAACAAACAATTTCCAAAAGATGGAGTAAGAAAAAATCAACATCATTTACAAATGTATTTAGATAGATTAGATGAAGTTAAAATAATACATTTCTTAGGTGGCGAGCCTATGTTAATGGACTCAATGTATATCATTTTAGAAGAAATAAAAAAACGCGATATAGGAAAAAATATAAATGTACGTATTACAACTAACGGTAGTTTATTACATAGAGAAAAAGATAATCTATTTGAATATTTAGAAGGAATAAAGTACAAAGCATTTTTTATAAGTATAGAGGCTATAGGCGATCAACATAACTATTGGCGACATAAAGGCACATGGAATATTGTATGGAAAAATACTCTTGAGATAAACAAATATGTAAAAGAGAATAAACGTAATACAGGAATAGGAATTAGAACTGTATTATCATGGCCAACTGCATATGCGGCAAAAAAAGCATTTGATTTAATGAAAGACAATGGTATAGATCACGGTTATACCTTTATCATGGATCCAAAAGGATTAAGAATATCACAGTTACCACAGCATCACCTTGATGCTTTAGTTGAACATTGGAAAGAATATCCAGAAATACAGGATGCATTCTTAAATACTAAATCAAGAATTAATTGGGCAGAACTTAGCGAACAAAAAAAGACAATGATGCAACATGATGCATGGCATAAAAATAGTTTCGTAGATGCATTTCCTGAATTTGAAGAGTTTTATAACAAGATCCCTTAAATATAAGCACTTATATAGGTTGACTTAACCTAATTTCCTTGCTATAATAACTAATAAAACAACAATTAACCAATCAATCGGAGAAAATCCCACAATGATTGACATGAACTTAAACGGCGAGCAATTTGCTAAAGACTATTTTAAATGGTCAGCATATTATAACTATATGCTAGTATCATTCTATGTAACTAGAATATCAAAGCAATGTGCAAGGTTTGACAAACCATTTCCATGGAATGTAAACTTTTATTCATTACATACTGACAAATATGTATTAACCAATGAATCAAATAGAGCTACAATGGGAAGAAATTTTGATGATACTCATTTTGTGCAAGATACATATTATAATATAGCCAGATACATATACAATCATCCCAACGAGGATAAACAATCAATCAAACAATATCTATTAGACGAAGGGCGATGCATACCCAAAGCATTCGCTATGCAATACATTATTGGTGCAATAGAAACATCTGACCTAGAAGCATTTAAACTATGCTTAAATAAATTAAGAATAATAAAATGGGATGAGGCTATGACAAATGGTGTATCTAAATGGGACGTAAGTTGGGATGGATTAAACTTATAATGACAACACACGCAATGATAGATTTAGAAACACTAGGCACTACACCAGATTGTGCAGTACTAACAATTGGTGGTGTTAAGTTTGATCCTAATCTTATTCATAAACCAACACAAGAATTTTATTATAGATTTGAAGTAAATGAACAATTAGATAAAGGTAGGACTACTTTAGAAAGTACACTTGAGTGGTGGGGTAAACAAGATGAAGCAGTGCGTGAAGAAGCCCTAGGTGACGGGAATCGTACACCTGTAATAGAAGTACTTCAAGCATTAAACAAGTGGTGCGTAGGAGTTGATGCTTTTTGGTGTCAAGGTCCTGCATTTGATATATGTATATTGGAAAATTTATATAGACAATATGATCATCATATACCTTGGGCTTTTTGGAAAATTAAAGATAGTAGAACACTGTTTAGTATTATGCCAAAAGACCCACGTAAAGAAATAAACTTTTCGGCACACAATGCATTAGAAGATTGTAAAGTACAAGCAATGTGTGTACAGCAAACAATAAAAGAATTAGGTTTAACCATAAGGTAGACTTGAGAAGTATTAGAAACATCAATTTTAAACTCATAAATCAATGTTTTTGTTGACATTTTCTAAATACTATTATACAATAAAGTAACTAAACACAGGAGAAAGTATATGAGTACAAGAGATATAGTGCAAGACATTGTCAAGCACACAGCCGGCCTAGGCTTTATTACATCAGTAAAAGTAACAGGTACAGACGAAAGCACGACACTAGATGCAATGGATGCAGATCGTACAGTGATTTTACAGGCTAAACTACACAACACAGTAGACGAGTTCAAAGGTGAATTTGGACTTGGTAACCTTGGATTTTTAGCAGGTGTTACAGCATTACCAAACTATCAAACAGATGATTCAACAGTAGAAGTTGTATCACGTGAACGTAATGGAGTTGCAAGTCCAGATCATTTGATGTTCAGAGATGTTGAAGGTAACACAGACCAATATCGTTTTATGAGCAAAGAAATTATTGAACAAACTTTACAAACAGTTAAGTTCAAAGGTGTTGAATGGGATGTAACACTTGAGCCAACTAAAGCAAAAGTAAATGAATTACAAGCAGTAGCAGGAATATATGGTGGTATTGAACCAAACTTTACAGTTAAAACTGATAAAGATGCAAACCTTATTATTACTGTTGGTGCCGCTGATGGTAGTTTTACAGGTAAACGTACATTTGCACAAAATGTAAATGGTGAAATCACAGAAGGTTATGCATGGCCATTAAACCAAGTACTAGCAATTTTAAGACTTGGAATGAGTGGAACGTGTGTAATGCAAATTAGTAAGAAAGGTGCATTGTTAATTTCAGTTGATTCTGGCATTGGCAAGTATGATTATATTTTACCAGCACTAACAGTATAGGATAAAGACGACGTGGCAGACATAAAAAACTTAACAGAAAGCAATAAAGACTACAGTGTATTCTTACCGAGTATCAGTAGTTTTTATTCAAAGTTTATAGCCCAAGCACAAAAGCGTCCAGACTTTGTTAAGCCTGAACGTATGCCTAAAGGATTTGAATTTGGGATAGATGGCTTTGACTTTTTAAAACCAAAAAATAGTTACTATCATTACAAATGGGGATTATACTCTGCAGGTCATGCTACTCGCGATACAGCGAAAAGTGATGTGCAAGAGCCAATGATCCAAAAACGTGATAGAGAAACTAGTTTTATTCTCGGCGACAGTGGCGGATATCAAATTGCTACTGGTGTAATTCAGTGTGATTGGGAAAACTTTAAAACAAATGATGATCTACGTAAAACAATGCTTAACTGGTTAGAACATACGTGTGATTATAGTATGATACTAGATGTACCAACACTTGCCGCGGCTCCACCGTTGAATGCAAAGACAGGATTAAGAGATTGGATAGATTGCTTAGATTATACAATTCATAATAATGATTACTTTGTAAGACACAGAACAGGTAATACAAAGTTTTTAAATGTATTACAAGGAAACAACGAACAACAAGCAGACGATTGGTATAATGCAGTTAAGAACTATCAGTTTGAAGGATGGGCAATGGCTGGTTATAATATGAAGCAGTTACATCTTGCATTGCGTAGGCTTATTGTATTAAGAGATGAGAAGATGCTTGACCCAGGTAGAGATTTAATTCACTATCTAGGAACAAGTAAATTAAATTGGGCGTGTATTTTTACAGCCATACAACGTAATATTAGAGAAACTATTAATCCAAATATGATGGTATCATATGATGCGGCTAGTCCTTTTCTTACAACAGCCAAAGGACAAGCATACAGTCAGCATGTACATAGAAACGATAAGTTTAGTAATGTTATGGAACAAGCAGTAGATGATAAACGTTTACAATATAGTAATATACCTTTTCCATTTAATAGTCCTATTGGGCAACGTATGACAATGGGAGACATTTGTTATATGGGACCAGGTATGCTTAATAAAATTGGCAAGGAAGGCAAGACTAGTTGGGATAGTTTCTCATACTTCTTGCTAATGGCACATAACGTTTATCAACATATTGAAAGTGTACAACGTGCTAATGCATTATCTGATATTGCATGTACAAGATATAAGCCAAACCATTTAGAATGGAGTAAAGTAAAAGCGAAACAACAAGAATTTGACTTATGGGTTCCACGTGATGTAATTTATGTTACAGAATTCATTAACAAATTATTTAAGAGCGAAACGCCTATGCAATTGCTTAACGAAGGTGAAGCAATGCTAACAAACTTTAGTGGAATGAAATCCATCAAAACATCACAAGGTGCATTTGATAGTTTGTTTGATTCGGGCGATAACATTCAAGAGGAATCCGACGGTGAGTACACGGCGGAACAAGTAGAAGCGGCGGAGGATTTCTTAGAACACCTATAAACAAGGAGAGATTATTATGGGAAGTAGTACAGTTAACAGTAAAAAAAGACATTTAGAACATTTGATTGAGAAACATAGAAACTTAGATGAACAAATAACAGCTTTTTATAATCAAATGCATCCAGATGAGAAAATTAGGCAAATGAAATTTGATAAGTTAATGTTAAAACAAGAAATCGCAAGTTTAGAAACAGAAATAGCAGGAATGAAAGATTAGATTATGAAAAGAGATATAGGTGTACAAGGAGATACAAAGTATTTTATCGGCAACGAAGTTGAAAAAACTCCTGCCTTGCATATGAAAACATTATTTGTTAATGGTATGCTTGACCCTAATGATGTTGTAGCCAATGCAAAGTATAATGGCATACATCATGTATATCTAGGAGCTAATCAAAGTTTTTGGTTAGACGACAAAGACGCTTCAGGTGTAGCGACACCAGAACAATTTAGAGGATGGAATAATCTATTTAATAAATTAAGAGAAGAAGGTTTTTGGATTACTTTAGATTATGATCTAAAATATCATTCATGGGTATTAGAACAAGGATTTAATAAGTATGAAAAATTTATTAGTATGATTAGTGCTAAACTACCAAACATTGATCAACTAAATGAAAATGCTAGACTTAAACTCGATGATAGAGATTTTAAATTTAGTAACAACGGTGTATGGGTTCACCCTGTACAACAACTAAAATCACAGGAAAGTATTACAACCTGGGATGAATATAAAAATGACAAGGAGATGCAAAATGACTAAGAAAATACGTCTAATGGACGAAACAGGTGAAGAGATGTCTGTAGATAATAAAACAGATGAAACAGCATCAATGGATTCAGACATAGTTGTAAAGCAACTCATGAAATACCTTGAAGCAATTGATTGGAAATTATGGGAAATGCTTAAATTAATGAAGGCTGAAAAAGACCAAGAAGATGAGGAAGAAGAGAAAACAGATGCTTAACGTAACACAAAGACAAATTTGGGTAACATTTCAAAAGGAAGGTATACATTTATATCCTGCCGCAAAAGATGATCCAAAGTTGGCAACAGGTGAATGGGACGATGTTTCATTCTTAGGTGTACCACACAGGCACATCTTTCACTTTCGAGTAGCAATTGATGTATTCCATGATGATAGAGATATTGAATTTATTCAATTCAAACGTTGGCTAGAATCATTATATGCTACAGATACATTAGAACTAAATCATCGTAGTTGTGAGATGATTGCAGAGGAATTAGCACAGGAAATACACAACAAATATCCAGGACGTTCTATAACAATTAGTGTTGCTGAGGATAATGAGAACGGAGCAACAATGACTTTTAACCCTAAACAAGGATAACGAAAATGTCTGAAGAAGAAAAAAAAGATATTCCAGTAAGTAACCCAGGTTCAGGTAATTATTTTAAAAACATGGGCTATTATAATATTAATGATATTAAATATGATTTACTTAAAATTATACAACCGTATGATGGATATATGTATAATGAAGTAGAAACTAATAAACTTATTAGTGTTTTTACATCATATTTGGGTGACCTAAAGAGAAGTTACAAAGTTTATAGTTTTGAAATTGCACCAACTGAAAAAGAAAATGCAATTACATTTGATATTCAAATCAAAATGCAAAAGGACAGAAGTCCTAAGAAACTAAAAATTCATGTTGGTAAACTTTGGTTACCAAAGAAAGAGGAAGAAGAGGAAACAAATGCGTAAATTATTTTATATGGGCCTTGAACCTTACGAAGGTAGATACACATTACAGTTACAAGACTGGAGTGAAGAGGCTTTTAAAGAACGTGGTATAGATTATGTAATCGTGCCAGGTAAAACTATCGACAATACTAAATCAATTTCAGTAGGACAAGTGTTAGACGCACATGGTCGTTCATACTTTGGTATGAGTCAGCTCATGAACCTGGTACAAATGATGCGTAACGGAGAGTGCGGAGGAGAAGATGTAGTATTTTTTGAAGATATGTTTCAACCCGGTATTGAAAGTCTTCCATACATTATGTGTCAAATTCCAAAAGAACAACAACCAAAGATTTATTTACGTTGTTTAGCACAAGCAATTGACCCTGATGACTTTGTTCATGTATGGGGTATGAGTAAGTGGATGAGTTTGTATGAACGTATGTGTAACGAAATACCAAATGTACACATACTAGCAACAAACGAAGAAATGGTTGCTCATATGAGAATTGCTAATTGGAATGCACCTATCTATAATATTTCAGGTTTAAGTTTTGGCAAGAGGGAAGTGCTCTCCAGAATTAACAACCAAGTTAAGCCATGGGCAGAACGTAGTGACAGAGTGGTGTTTGCCGCACGTTTTGATCAGGAGAAGCAACCAGACTTCTTCATGGATATTATTGAGATGGTGAAGGCTATTAATCCTAATATTGAATTTGCAGTACTAAGTGGCGGACCGTTGCGTAGTAACAATCAAAAGTATTTGGATAGAGCCTTACAAATGGAAGCGGATGGCAAACTTACAATCCTAAAAGACTTACAAAAGAATGAATACTATAATGTAGTTAATGATTCTAAAGTAATGTTTAATTGTGCATTGCAAGACTGGGTATCAAATACTGTCAGTGAAGCAGATGCATTGGGTTGTAATGTTGTTTATCCTGCATACAGAAGTTTTCCAGAAACGTTTGCAAACGATCATACAAGACTTTATATGCCTTGGAGCAAGGAAGATGCAGTAAGCAAAATCCTTACAGGTATTGAAGCACCAAGTAAAAACATGGGTAAGATTAGTGATCACACTAATGGTACTATTGATCGTATGCTTGATATTATGGAAGGTAGTTATAAACACAACAATTGGTTACGTAATGGAAATAGATATAGAGATCATGTAGCAAAGGAAAAATATTAATGAAAGTATTAGTAACAGGAGCATCAGGATATATAGGATCACAAACTTGTAACTACCTACATCAACAAGGACATACTCTATCTGGTGTAGATAGAAATATAATTAAACATCGATATTGTAGAGAAACTTATATTGGTAATTACAGTGATAATGTAATGGATATTATGTTACAAAATGTAGATGCAGTTGTTCATATTGGTGCAACAAGTTTAGTAGGACCTAGTGTATTAGATCCTAGTAAGTATTATAATAATAATGTAGTAGGAACTCTAAAACTACTAGATGCTTGTAATAAGAATGGAGTTAAACGTTTTGTTTTTGCAAGTAGTGCCGCAGTATATGGAGAACCAAACGGTGGAGTAGGTTTAGAAACTGAACAACACCAACCTATGAATCCATATGGATGGAGCAAACGTATGACAGAAATTATGTTAAATGATTATGCTACTGCATATGGAATGAATAGTGTTAGTTTACGTTTCTTTAATGTTGCAGGTGCAGACACACTTATGCTACATGGACAAGAAAAAGCCGCTACACATATTATTGCTAAACTTATAGAAATGACTATGCAAGGAAAAGAATTCACATTAAATGGTGGAGATTTTAATACACCTGATGGAACTTGTGTAAGAGATTATATACACGTAGAAGATGTGGCAAGAGCAATAGAAAACGCAATAACTTATACAAAAAATAACAATGGAGCATATATATTTAATTTGGGTAACAAACAAGGTTATAGTAATTTAGAAATTGTAGAAGCAGTAAAAAGAAACACACCTCTAAAACCTAATGTTAAAATAGGACCTGCTAGAGAAGGTGACCCTGCAACCTTAGTTGCAAATCCTGAACTAGCAAACGTAGAATTAAATTGGACACCAAAATATAATCTTGACACAATTGTTAAAACAGCATATAATTGGTATAAACAAAAAAACGACATGGAGAAAAAATAAGTGGAAATAAGCAACGTAATTAAGCAAAGGATATTAGCAAAGAATAAAAGATTTCATTGTAATGATAATATATCTGAATTCATAGAAGAAGGTGAATTAGATTTACTACAACAAGAAGTAGAAGGAAAGTTACAAGGAGTGTTAGAAAGTCTTGTAATTGACACAGATAACGATCACAATACAAAAGAAACTGCAAAACGTGTAGCAAAGATGTATGTAAAAGAAACATTTGGTGGTAGATATGAACCAATGCCAAGAGTTACAAGTTTTCCTAATATGGGATATAAGAGTATGTACACTAGTGGTCCAATTAGTATTAAGTCAACATGTGCTCACCACTTACAAAATATAGTAGGTAATGCTTGGGTAGGTATTATTCCAAATGGTGAAGTAATTGGATTAAGTAAGTTCAACAGAATTATACATCACATTGTTGAAAGACCACAAATACAAGAAGAAATGACAACACAGATTGCCAATGCATTACAAGAATATGCACAGACAACACATATTGCAGTAGTAGTTAAAGCAGAACATCATTGTATGACACACAGAGGCATACGTGAACATGAATCAGATATGACAACGGCAATCATGTTAGGTGCATTTAAAGAAGACCCGGCAACAAGAGATGAATTTTATAAAATTTGTATGAGCATGAAGGGGCATAATTCGTAATGGCAATTAAGAAAATATACTACACTTGGAAAGACGTAAAACATATGTGTGGACAAATCATTAATCAACTTTATAAAGATCAATGGAAACCAGATTATATAGTAGGAATTACAAGAGGAGGTAATGTACCTGCTACTATTTTAAGTAATACAACTGGAATTAGATGTGAAGCATTAAAAGTTTCTTTACGAGATGGGGAGTCTGGTAAGTATGGAGATAGCATTGAATGGATGGCTGAGGATGCTTTAAAAGGTAAAAAGATTTTAATAGTAGATGACATTAATGATACTGGTGCTACATTTAAATGGATTAGTGATGATTGGAAACTTAATGGACGAGCAGGCGCCTATAACAATGTTCGTTTTGCTGTTTTAACTGAGAACTTATCAAGTGATTTTGATGGTGTTAATTATTGGTGCCATGAAGTAAACAAAGCAGAAGAAGATGTTTGGTTAGTTTATCCTTGGGAAGGCGATAGAGAGTATGGACAAATATAATGTATCAAAAATATTAGAAGCACCTACTTCAGATGTTCCTTGGAAACATAAAATAATTCGCAATGCATTAAATACTGCAACAGTTATTTCATTATTAAAAGTATTTAATAGAATAGATTGGGATAATGCACCAAAAGATAATTTTGAAGACGGAATTTATACAAAAGATATATCAAAAGAATTTATTTCTTCTTTGCCATCTTCACTGGCCAAGCAAGTACTTACTGAATTAAAAAGCCCAGAAGCACACGAATTATTACTCCAACATTATAACATAGATTATAGTACTGGCTATAATGCTAGTCTTGTATTTGACTATTGTGACCCGGCAGGACTTAATGAAGAACACAATGATGCAGGTCCACGTAAAGACACTTTAACATTACAATATTATTTGCAAGTAGACGATGCATCAAGGTCATTGTATTTAAATGATATGGACACAGGTGCCACATCTAGTGATGCAGTTATATTTAAAAGTCAACCTCACACGATGCATAGTTTTAAAGCTGGCCCAGGAAAACGATTCAGTTTACGTTTACGTATAGGAACTAATATATTAAATCCATCAGTTATACAAAATAAAAGTAACAGCAAAATTGGTGTATTAATTGATTGCAAAGATATGGAAAGTGATAGTTTGCATAAATTATTAGAAGTCAACTTAGGTGCAGTAACATATAGAAATTTAATTCAACATGGATTTAGCAATATTGTAGTTTTTAGAGATCGTAATGATTTTAACGTAGCAAAAAACTTATTAAAAGAACATGGTGTAGAAAGAATACTACTAGTATTTGCTGGTGCAACTGTAAATGAACAAACATTAGACGCAGTAATATCAGCAAAACACATAACAGCACCAGTTGACGGTGATACAGTACTTCGTCAATTTGTAGTATTTGATATTAATGATAGTGAGTTTGATATAGTAGGCGATTATTTAGGTAATGTTAAAAACAAAATAACTCATGCTGACATGATGGATTTAGGTATTGCTGTATTACATCCTGACAAAGAAACTGTAGATTTTTTAGGAGAAATTAGCGAATACATGATACCAAATGGATTAGATGATAATATGAGTGACTATGATAAACAACTAGCAAATATTATTAAAAAAAGAGTAAGTAAAATAGAATATGAAGACACAAGTTGAAATTGAAATTTATGGATATGGTGGTGAATTAGTAATTGGATCAATTACTAAAGCACAGTTTGATTATTGGCTTCCATTCATTGATAAAGGAGAAACAGAAGGATTAGATAGTCATTTATTTTGGGACCCATATGATGAAGGTGAAGGCAACCCAATTACTGATGAAAAAGATTCTTGTTTTCTTGGATATTGGCATGATATGGACAATATAGCACACTCATGTGGTGCAGATTTAGATTCATGTACAGTTGTAGTAACATCATTAGAAACAGGCGATGAAATATTTAAAACAGACGAACCTAATGTATCAGATACTGAACATTATGAAGATACTCAACTTGACCCAGGTTATTACTTTAAAGGATATGCTTATGAAAAAGGGCAATTTTTTCTTACAGAACTTGAAATAGAAGGTAAATTTGACCCTAATAAATTAACTGTAAGAATAAGCAATATTGATGGCAATCATATCATTGATCAGGTAGAATATGACGGAGAATACCTAGAAAATGAAGGTGGAGGCACAAATGGGAAGGGTAATGACTATGAATTTGTCGAAATTCCATAGATTTTACCTAAAAACCGATGTTTCTTGGTTGACAAATAACATATTTTCTGTTATTATATGTATACAATAACCATAAAAGTCAGGAGACTACAATGAAAAAACTTATTGCAACTGCGATAATGGGCATAGCAATTGCCTTTACGTCGCTTTCGGCATCTGCATATACAAGTTATTATGATGCAAATTGGTTCCAAAACATGGATCAAATGCGTCAAATTAATTTTGCAAAATCAGTCGTACGTAATTATCAGAACATTAATCAAAATTATGCAATTATCTTTGACAAATATTCTCGTTATAGCCATCTAAGTTGGTATAAAACTATTCAGACACGATATGAATGGCATTTAGGCGAAATCGCCAAGTACAATACTATTATTAATTCAGATATTGCACCTAAAGTTGTACGTACTTATGTAGAAGAAGTACCTGGAACAATTATTAATCGTGGTACTATGATCACTACTACAGACAATAATGTTGTTGAAGAACAAGATGGTAACACAATTCGAGAGTATGCAGTAATTACTGTTACTCGAACTACACCGGTTACAACTACATATTATACTAATTACAAAACTGTTAGTGTATATGATAACGGTAAAGAAACGTATCAAAACGATGTAAAAATTGATCGTAAAGAAACTATAAATGAAATTGATATACAAGTTGATCGTGAACTTATTAGAGAATATGCTCTTGTTATTCCGGAAGAAAAAACGGAAGAACCAGACGCACCTACTATAATTGTATTTACAGAAGCAGAATATCTTGCTAGAGGTGATGTTAACTACACAGTAAGTGACAGTTATTACAATGCCGTTAAAACAATGAACAGTAATATTAACGATAGTTACATTGAAAAGTTAGGTGGGTACTTTGGTAACAATCTAGATAAGATTGGAGCACCAGCGGCATGGTCTCGTGGATACACTGGTGAAGGTAGTATAATTGCAATCTTTGATACTGGTATTGACACAGACCATAGTGAGTTTGAAGATAGTATTATTGAAGCAAAATGTTTTACAAATGTATGTGAACGTGGACTTGGAACTGTAGAAGATGGTAACAGGTTTGGACACGGAACACACGTGGCAGGTATTGCCGCGGCAAACTTAGATGGTGTTGGTACTACAGGTGTAGCCTATGATGCAGACTTACTTATTGGTAAACTTGCATACGATAGTGGGTATTTCCAATTTGATAAAATACCTGAGGCAATGAAGTGGGCAGTAGAAAACGGTGCAGATGTAGTAAACATTAGTGCTGGTACAACTACAAGTTGGGCATATCGAAACAGTATTACAGAAATTAGCGAAGGTGTTTACTATGCAGACATGACATTTGGTGATTACAATGTTCTTGGATATAACCAAATATATTCTACAAATGGCCATGGTACTGCAATGATTGAGTCAATGAAAGGTCACGAAACTGTAATGGTTCTTGCCGCTGGTAATGATCGACTTGCAGTGGCTAGTCAAGAATCACATATTGCTCTTGATTCTGAAATTGGTGATCGTGTACTTGTAGTTGGTATGTTTGACGAAAGGAAGAACAGCCTTAGTAAGTGGAGCAATGCGGCAGGAACTATTTGTCGAGAACTTAATGATGATGGCACTTGTAAATCCGATGCTCTTATTAGCGATAGGTATATTATGGCACCTGGTGTATATATTGCGGCACCAACTAACAATGGTGAATATACAACACTCACAGGTACATCGATGGCGGCCCCTCATGTAGCAGGTGCAGTTGCAATTGTACATCAAATGTGGCCACATATGACTGGTGCTAACCTTACTAAACTTTTGCTTAACACGGCAGATACAGAAGTTATTACAAATTACGATCCTAATAAACATGGACAAGGTATGCTAGACTTAGATGAAGCAACACTACCACAAGGTGCTATTGGATTAGTTACCACAGGTAGAATTGATGATAATAGAGTTAATATAAGTGACAGTGGTGTAATTGCAATGAGTGGTAATGCAAACATTTCAGCATTAAGTTCAATGATGGTAGCTGATGAGTATGATAGAGATTATTACTTTGACGCTAATAACATGGTACAAACAATAGATACAAGGACAGCAAGTCCAACATTAGCGGCAATGCATGGCTTCGCTCCAGATTACTACTTAGGTTTTAATGGTGGTAGTATTATTCCTGTAACAAACTCAGGAACACATATTGCACTTAATGATAATAATAACAATGTAAGTATTATGCAAACTTGGAATAAACTTACAGTAGGACTTGTAAACGAATCAGATAGGTTCTTAGGTAACTTTGCAGATAATGAATTTATGAGAGTTAACAATTCTAATACTGCATATTTTGGATATAGTGATAGCATAGAGTTAAACAATGGTATAAGTGTATTTGGTAATGCAACAATAGGTGCTACACGACTTGATGTAGACAATAGTTCTATGCTTAAAAGTGCAGATGTTATGATGTCTAATAGTGCTACACTTGGTGTGTCACAAACAACAGGTGGCAGTACATTTGGATTTGTAACAAGTATGCCAGTTAGTATTACAAGCGGTGACGCACACTTTAATATTCCTAGCAGTGTTACTCCTGAAGGTGATGTTGTAAGCACAGACATTAACAGTTCATTAAAGGCTGACAAGAGAGAAATTGATGTTGGAATATTTTATATAAATAGGATTACAGATACATCTTCGTGGACGGCAAATGTTGAAATGCGAAATAATTATGCAGGTTTAGATGAAACACAAGTAACTGCAGGTATAACATATAGGTTAGCATTTTAATGGAAGTACAGTCAACACAAAACATTTATCAATTTCCAAAAGCAGTAACAATGGATACAGGAATATATAATAAACGAGGCAAACTTGAAGTCATTGCAGGACCCATGTTTGCTGGTAAGAGCAGTGAGTTACTTAAACGACTACTCTTTATAGAACACGGTGGACATAAAGTGCTGGTGTTAAAACCGATTGTGGACGACAGATATCATAGTGAAAACAAAGATGAAATCGTAACACATAATAAATTAAGACACCCAGCCGTATCAGTAATTGACTTAGAACTAGTCAAAGACAATTACACAATTAAACCATATAACTTTCATTCAGTGTTTATTGATGAAGTACAATTCTTTGATACAAATGAAACTGTATGGTTTGTAGAAGAAGGTTTACGTTCAGGCGTAAACTTTGCAATAGCAGGTCTTGACCAAGACAGCAGAGGAGTGCCATTTGAAACTACCGCACGTATGCTATCATTAGCAGATGAAGTAGTTAAAATTAAAGCATTCTGTACAGTATGCGGTATTGATGCTGGTAAAACACAAAGACTAAAAGCAACAAAAAACTCAGAGAGAGTAAAAATTGGTGGTGCTGAATCGTACGAACCGAGGTGCCATGAACATTGGGAGCCCAAATAAAATGAAATACAAATACGTAAGTACAAAAGAGTATGTAGATCAGTTTCCTGTCGCTTATAGGCAATGGAAGGCTGATAGTCACTGTAACATTATTCATGGATACAGTTTTAGCATGAAGTTTTTCTTCGGTGCAAATGACCTGGATATTCGTAATTGGGTAGCAGATTACGGAGGTATGAAAGAACTTAAACAAATGCTACAAGATCAATTTGATCATACACTATTAGTTGCATCAGATGACCCTCATATTGATTGGTATAAAGAAGCCGAGAAACGTGGCATTGCAAAACTAATTGAACTTCCAAAACTTGGGTGTGAAGGATTAGCAGATCAATTATACAAATATGTAAATGGAATATACATTCCAGATATGTGGGGGCAATCAGAAGCAAAACGACTATGGTGTTTCAGAGTAGAAGTACGTGAAACACAAACTAATATGGCATATAGAGAAGGTCATAGAGAAGATAACGAAGATTTATTTGCATAGGAGGTGGCATAAAAACTAAATACATATATGCTACTAAATAGCCCATTAGAAATAGAACTTACAACAAAATGCACTCTTGGATGCCCTGCTTGTCCACGTAATAATCCTGGAGAGAAAAAAGAAGATTGGGATGTAGGGCATATGGACACAGACCTTGCTAAAAGTTTCGCAAACGATTCAGAAGACCGTTCCTATCTTTTTGTAGGATGTTATGGTGATCCAATATATCATCCAGACTTTATAGACATTGTACGATACTATGTGGATAGAAATAAGGTTCTTACTATCCATACTAATGGTAGTTTTAAAAAACAAAAATGGTGGGACGAATTAGCAAGTCTTAATTGGTCACGTAGGCAAATATTTAACTTTAGTGTAGATGGACTAGAAGAAACTAATCACTTATACAGAATTCGTGCAAACTGGAAATCCATTATGATGGGAATGAAAACAATGGGAGCACTTCCGTTAGATCGCAAACCTATATTAGATTGGAAATATTTGGTATTTCCATACAACAAATATCAAGTAGAAGATGCAAGAAAACTTGCAAATAGTTTAGGAATGGATAGATTTCTTCCTGTTACAAGTGAAAGAAATATTAAAGATTATCATGCTGATGATCCAGAAATATATAGGTGGCCAAATGATAAAGCCTAGATGTTTACTACACAACATGCCTATGTTTTTATCTGCTGATAACAAATTAAAGCCTTGTTGTTTTTTAAATCCAATTGAAACATGGAATGAATTTAAAAAATGGGGAGAAGATAATGGGTTAGATGTAGACGGTGATTTGGATATAACAAAACATAATATAGAAACAATATTAAAAAGTAAAACATGGACTATGTTAATAGAGGGATTTAAAACAGGTAATACTCCAGAAGAGTGTCATCTTAAATGTGGGCCTGATAGTTATAGCAGTACAAATCAAACTTCCTTACATAGTGACTATAAAAAATAGGAAATTAAAATGAACATAGCAATATTCGGTTGCGGGTTTGTTGGTGGAACAGTAGCAGACTTCTTAGAAGAAACATACCAAGGTAATAAAAATAAAATAGTAAGAGTTGATCCATTACTCTATCCAGAACAAGATCCACAAGAAGCGATAGCAAATGCAGATGGTATTATAATTTGTGTACCTACTCCTAGCCTATACTTTGGTGGATGTGATGATAGTATAATTCAAAAAATTTTAAAACTATGTAACGAAAGCACTCCTATATTACTTAAAAGTACAGTAACACCAGATTTAATACAATCATACCCAGACAATGTAGTTTATAATCCAGAGTTTTTAAGAGAAGCACATGCAAAAGAAGACTTTGAAAATCAACATACATTTATATTAGGATACAACGAAGAAGACACTATTAGCGAAGTATACGCCAAATGGTGGGCTGGTTTATTTAATAAGGCTGATTGGGATGTAATTTATACAAATAGACGTACTGCAAGTATGATAAAATACACACATAATGCATGGTTGTCTACTAAAGTAGCATGGTTTCACGAGCTATATAGTGAATTACCACCAGGTGTTGACTATGACACTTTATGTAGTGCCTTGGGTAGATTTCCTACTATTGGCTCGACACATATGCAAGTGCCAAACAGTAATGGAACCCTAGGATATAGTGGTAAATGCTTTCCTAAGGACCTAAAAGCCTTGACAAAAGTGGTAAAACATAGTATACTTAATACAGTAAAAAAGACTAATGATAAACTTAATAACTCTAAAGGAGAATAAAATGAAATATATAGTAACACTGATTGCAAGTATGTTCTTGTTTTCTAATATAGCATATGCTGAAAATATGTACTCTGAAGCAGATGAAGTAAATGCTCATGTGAGACATTATTTTGAAAATGTAGAAATACAAACAAAAGTTTCAAATAGAACTTGCCAAGAAATTGATATACCTATATACAAAGATGAGAAATCATCAACTGGTGAAGTACTAGGTGGTGCAATTATCGGTGGTGTAATTGGTAATCAAATTGGTAAGGGCAAAGGTAACGATGCCGCTACTATTTTAGGTGCAATTTTAGGTGCTGATTTTGCCAATAAAAAAGGCAATAAAACTATTGTTGGTTATAAAAGAACAACAGTATGTGAAGACAACCCTACATTTGTAACTGAAGTGAAAAAAGTATACACTCATAGTATAATTAGGTTCCAACAAAACGGAAAACAGTATAATATTAAATTCATTAAACACGACCAATAGAGGGCAATATCTTGCAAAAACTTAGATATAGTGAAGCATTCTATTCAGTACAAGGTGAAGGTAAATTCGTAGGAGTACCTAGTGTATTCCTACGTACATTTGGTTGTAACTTTCGTTGTATGAACTTTGGACTAAATAGGAATGAGCCTAGTCGTGCAGAAAAACATGCACAAGGCAATCGTTATAATGATGAAGTTAAACTTCTATTAGATAATAAAGTACATGAAACTACAACTAATTTTAATGACTTACCTATTATACATACAGGATGTGACACTTATGCAAGTATCTATCCAGAATTTAAACATTTTAATAAAGAAGGAACAGTAGATGAAGTAGTAGATCATCTATTAAGTCTAACACCAGAGGGTAAGTGGACTTGCGATAATGGCCAGGATATACATCTTATATTAACTGGTGGCGAACCGTTGTTAGGGTGGCAACGATTGTACGTCGATTTATTTAATCACCCACGTATGAAGGATTTAAAAAATGTTACATTTGAAACAAACACTACACAACACTTACACAAAGATCTTAAAGACTTTCTTAGTAATCAAGACAGATTACAGATCACATGGAGCTGTAGTCCTAAACTCTCCGTTAGTGGAGAATCTTGGAGCGATGCTATACTTCCTGATGTTGCTACTGAGTATAGTAGCACTAATGGTAGTAGCATTTACCTTAAATTCGTTGTTGCTGATCGTCGTGATATTGATGAAGCTGGTAGAGCAGTTGATGAATATCGTAAAGCAGGCTTGGAATGCCCTGTGTACCTTATGCCATTGGGTGGTAGATCAGAAGAATACAATCTTAACGTCAAAGAAGTCGCAGACATCTGTATGGAACGAGGGTGGAGATTCTCACCCAGATTACACATCAGCCTCTTCGGCAATGCATGGGGAACATAAAGATCAAATGGAAAGGGCAAGAAATGCAGGATTATAGAGAAGAACTCGCTAAAGAAATATACTATAATGGATATTATGCAAAAGAAATTCAAGCACAATATCCAAAGTTTGAAGATTATTTAAATTCAGAAGACTTTGATGAAGATGCACAAAGACTAAGAAACAAATTTGACTAAACAGGAGAAGTATATGACAAAAATGGATTTTGAATTTCAACAATGGATACAACAAACATGGATGGAACATTTAGATGAAAAGTTTCATTGGAAAGAAAAAGTAGATTACACCCAAGAAGAGTGGCTTAAGAAGAATTTAGAGTTTTTAACTAACAAGTTTCAAGAAACAAAGGAGAAAGCAAATGGCTAATATATACAGTGTTTTTAATGTACATACAAGAAAAGTTATCGCAGAAGGGTTTGATAAAAAAGCAGATGCTAAAGCCAAACGTGATGAACTTTGTAAAGACTCACATGACAAATGGGCTAAGAAAGTTAAAGATGATAAGGATTTAAGTAAACCATTTCCTTATATCGTAGTAAAAGGAACGGAACACCCAAGAGTACTATGAAGCAAGGCAATTATATATTTACAAGCGAAAGTGTAAGTGCAGGACATCCTGACAAAGTAGCAGACCAAATTAGTGATGCATTAGTTGATGCAGGACTTAAAAATGGTGATGAAACAACACGAGTAGCGGTAGAAACATTAGTAACTACTAATATGGTAACAGTAGCAGGCGAAGTAAAAAACTTTAATGTTACTAAAGATCAAGTAGACGACATTATTCGTAACAAAGTTAAAGAAATTGGTTATGAACAAGATGGCTTCCATTGGGAGAAATTAAAAATTCATAATTATATACATTCACAGAGCAAAGATATTGCTCTAGGAACAGATAGTTTTGGTGCAGGAGATCAAGGAATTATGTTTGGTTATGCTTGTAATGATAACGAAGCAATGATGCCAGCACCTATTTACTATGCACATAAGATTTTAAAAGAATTAGACAATAAGCGTCGAGGTGGATATGAATATATGTTACCAGATGCAAAATCACAAATAAGTATTCAATATGAAGGCGGCGAGCCTAAACGTGTTGATCAAATAGTAGTATCACATCAACATACAAAAGGATTTGAACATAGTATTAAAATGCCGTGCAGAAATGCGGCTGAAAAAGTATTAGGAGATTTAGTAGATGAATCAACAAATTGGTATATTAACCCTACAGGAATATTCGAAACTGGAGGACCAGATGGTGACACAGGCCTTACTGGCAGAAAAATTATTGTGGATACTTATGGTGGGTATGCTCCTCACGGTGGCGGTGCATTTAGTGGTAAAGATCCTACAAAAGTAGATAGAAGTGCGGCGTACATAGCACGTTGGTTAGCAAAGAATGTTGTAGCTGATGAAATGGCAGACTGGTGTAGTATCCAATTAAGTTATGCAATTGGTGTAAAAGAACCTACAAGCATTTATGTAGACTCAAATGGGCATAATAGAAGTATTCAAAAGTTTATTGAGGAAAATATAGACTTAACACCAAAAGGAATCATTGACAGATTTGGATTATTTAAGTATAATGAGTATAGTAAGAATTGTGTATATGGACACTTTGGCGACAAAGATGTACCATGGGAAAGGATAGGATGGAAATGAGCATGTTTGATAAATTAAAGAAAATAGTTTCAAAGAACGAAAAAGAGATTTCAGCAAAAGAGCAGGCAACTGCTCGTGGAGAAGCCTACGTTAAGGTACTTGATGTTAAATTCGACAAAGATAATCCAGGTGATGGATACTTTGAATTAGAATGGAATAAAATATTTGTAAAGAAGTTACTTGATGCAGGCTACAGTGGTGACAAAGATGACGAAATTGTTGATGCATGGTTTACAGGTCTTTGTAGACAAATAGCTGACGACCAATCTTAATACATAGGATAATATATGATGAGCTACATTTTAGTAGATGCGGCTAACATGTTTTTTAGAGCAAAGCATGTAGTACGTGGCAATGATATGCAAACAAAAGTTGGCATGAGTTTTCACATCATGTTTAATAGTATTAATAAAGTATGGCGAGAACAAAAAGGTTCGCACGTTGTTCTATGTTTAGAAGGACGTAGTTGGCGTAAAGATGTTTATGAGCCTTATAAACGTAATAGGCAAGCCACACGTGATGCTCTTACAGAAAAAGAACAAGAAGAAGATAAAGCATTTTGGGAAGCCTTTGATGAGCTACAACAATTCTTTATTAATAAAACTAATTGCACGGTATTACAACACAATGATGTAGAAGCAGATGACTTTATTGCTCGTTGGATACAAAACCATCCTAATGATAAACATTGTATAGTAAGTAGTGATGGTGACTTCTATCAACTTATCAGTGAAAACGTTAGTCAGTATAATGGAATCATGGGTCAACTAATTACACATGAAGGTGTATTTGACGATAAGGGCAATCCTATCATAGACAAGAAAACTAAAGAGCCAAAACAAATAGGTGACCCAGAATGGATATTGTTTGAAAAATGTATCCGTGGTGATACAAGTGATAATGTATTTAGTGCATTTCCAGGTGCTCGTAAAAAAGGCACTAAGAATAAAGTTGGTATGATGGAAGCCTTTGCAGATAAAGATAATAAAGGTTTTAATTGGAATAACTTTATGTTACAACGTTGGGTGGATCATGAGAATAATGAGCACCGTGTATTAGAAGATTACGAACGTAATAAAATACTTATTGATCTTACACAACAACCAGATGAAATTAAAGAAAAACTAGATGGAGCTATTGTAGAACAAGTACAAAAAGAATCTAAAGCAAACGTAGGCATTCATTTTATGAGATTTTGTGGTAAATGGGATTTACAAAGAGTTGTTGATAAAGCACAAGACCATTCTAATTATTTAAATTCAAGTTATGCCAATGCAAACTAATTCAGTACTGAAAGGTATAACCTGACGATAGAAGACGGAATATTACTGTTTATTATAGGTATGTCAATAACAGTAATAGGATTTTACATTGCATACACTATAGGTTCACGAGAACTAGAAAAAAGAACTAAACCAAAATCAATAAATCCAATAGATGAGTTTAGGGAAAGATTAGAGAAATAAATATGGAAAAACTATATAGAGAGTTTGAAAAATTATCAATGCAACACGAACCATTGGCATCAGCAGGAGTGATGATGGCACAAGCACTTAAGATCTATAAGGCTATGTTATCTGAAGAAGAATATAAAATGATAACAGAACATATATTAACTACTAGAGATGATATATTGCCACTTGATAAGCCAACACTAAATTAATAGGTAATAAATGAAAATTAATATTATTGGTGGTGGAACAAGTGGTTGGTGGACTGCTGGCTATCTAAGAAAAAATCATCCTGAGTTAGAAATAACACTAATAGAATCTCCTAGAATTCCTACACTCGGTGTAGGTGAAAGTACTCAGCCAAATGTTCGTGCGTTCTTTGAAGAATTAGAAATATCAGAAGCCGATTGGATTAAATCATGTAGTGGTGTTAGAAAGCAGGGTAATATGAAATCTAACTTCAAACATGTCGGCGATGAACCTTTTAACTTTATGTTTATACACACTGGTTGGGACGAATGGTTTCAAAAGTATAAAAAAGGTGAAGTAGAAAGAAACAGTATCTACGACCAATACAATCCGGATGACTGGAGAGGATTTGCATATCACATTGATGCTTTACAAGCATGGCAAATTGTAAAAGAATATACAAAAGATATTAATCATATATATGCAGAAGTAACCAGAGATACTCTCCCAGAAGCAGACTTACATATAGACTGTACTGGATTTCGCCGGGCTCTTATACCAGATAAGACATTACATAGATATCCAGATACACTTAATAACTCTTGCGTTGTGAGACGAGTAGAAGAAGATACAAAAAATCATACTGAAACCATAGGGCGAGATTATGGATGGGAGTTTAACGTGTATCTAAGCGACAGGAGAGTCGGCTGTGGCTACGTTTTCAATCAAGACATGATAAGTGTAGACCAAGCAAAAGAAGAATATATGAAAAACAACGGACATAGAAAGTTCTTAAGTGATTTTCTACTGTTAGAATGGGAACCTGGTAGACTTGAACGTTCATGGCAAGGTGATACTGTAGCAGTAGGATTAAGCAGTGGATTTGTAGATCCATTGGAAGCCAACGCATTAAGTCTGCTTATTCATCAAATTAGAACATTATCTAAGGTACTTCATAAACCTAACAGAGAAAAGATATACAATAGAGCAGTGGCAAAAGTACAGGATGAAGCCGCTCTCTTTATTTGGTGTCATTTTGCATGTTCTTCCCGAAATGATACACCATACTGGCAACATTATTATGCCCTTGATGGTGAATCAGTTTTATGGGACCGTGTTAGTAAAAATACCAACTTAGAATTAAACATGTTTCCGTCTTACGTATACGAATACCTTGCTATATATTATGACCTTGTAAAAAGAGAATATAATAAAGATAATTTAGTCGAAAGACTTAGAAAGGAACAGTTAGTAGTTACATTTACTAAACTAAATGGTGATAAAAGAATTATGACTTGCACGTTAAATCCTAAATTTATTCCAGAAGATCAAATGCCCAAATCTAATAAACCTACAAAAACTCTTAGTGAAAAACAATTAGAAAACATTGGTGTTTATGATATTAATGCAAAGGCTTGGCGTAGTTTTAAGGTTAATAGAGTTACTGATGTACAAACACATGAACAACTTAAAGATTAAAGAAATTATAAAAGAAAAATACTGGATAGTAGAAAGTCAATTCGGTAAAGTAGGTACCTTACGTAAAGTAGATAAAGGATATGAGTTCTTTGATCAGAATAATAACACTACAGAACTATTAAATAGCCTTACAGGCTTCAAATCCGTTAATACAGCAGAGATCGGTGGCGACCTGCAAGTGTATAAAGGGTTACCAACGAACACGAGTATTTTACACCCTGTAGAGCATGAAACATTGCCATTGTTTAAAAAAGCCAAAAATGGTAAAACTATATTTGTTGCAGGTTATTACATTTTAAAATACGAAGGTATGGGTTGGCAACATGCATTTTGTCCTAAATTAGAAACCATAAATAAGTATGAGCATAGAGGACCATATTTCACAGAATGGGATATGAATTTAAACTTAAGAAAGGCAAAACAAGAATGAATATAAGATTTAGTTATGTAATAGGAACATTTTTACTTCTACTTTTAGTGCTACCAACATTTGCTTCAAGCAATGCTGAAGCACAACCAATGAATCCAAGTACATTATTAGAGACACCCAATGCAGTAGAAGACCAAACAGAACCAGAAGCTACTCCAGAAGATGTACCTCAAATATCTCAATGGAAATATTTAAATAGACAAATATTATGTAACACAATACAAGTTATAAAAACTATATTAACAACTCGCGGTCAAGAGTTACTTGTAACAGGACATAAACCACCAGAATACGTACCAAGTGATCCATTTGACGCAATTATTATTACTAGAAATCCGGAAACAATGGAATATACTATTCTAATAGTAAAAACTGATCAAAACCTAGCTTGTGTAATTGCATCTGGCACAAGTATGAAGACAATAGAAGAAATGGAACAAGAATAGTTATGAATTAAACCATTAACTGGTGTTTTTTCGGCAAGTATTGCTAAATACATGTAACAGGAGAAACATTTAATGGCACGACCAAAACCTACAATTATACTTGATCAGGTAGATAAAAGTTATAATAGTGAACAAATTTTAAAAGCAGATGCGATATACGCAGTATATTACGAAGGGAATCCGATTAATTTAAGAACAATGAATACATTAGTAAATTATCCTGGTCCAAAATATAAGAAGGTAAGTTTCTCAAATAGTGGACATGCATTTAACCTAGCAGATAGACTTAATAAAAAGTTTAATACTGACTTGTTTAGTGTAATGAAATTAATAAACGGTGAAACAGTCACGAGAGATTCAAAATAGTCAAGCTAAGTTAATTAGTTTGATAGAACGTGACAGTTTGAAACCGAAAGAAATATTTAAAAATACACATACTTTACGTTTAACAAAGTATGGAAAAAACTTATTAAGTAAAAAATATGACGCTTACCAATTTGAATCTCCAAAGTTAAGTGCCAAAAACCTTATTAACCTTTTACGAAAAATGAGATATCCTTACTATGTTGACAAGAGTATAATAGTTTTGTTTACAGAGAAAGATGCATTTGTAGTAAAACTAGCTGGAGCCCAAGGGTGGTTAGATGGCAAATAGAAATAATAAAGTAGAAATACCAGATACCATAGTAGTACACTGTACTGATAATGATCAAGACGTAGAAGTGGAATACATATCTCAATACAACGATATAATAAGAACAAGTCTACAAGGAATACCATTAAACTTTAAACATCATAGAGCAAACATATACGTTGCAAACGCCCATGGTAGAGAATTTGTAATGAAATTATGAGCAAGTTAGACTTACATGGTTATAAAATTCATGATGCTTGGAAAGAGTTTTCTAAGCACGTAACTGAATGTTACTTTAATAATATTAAGCAAACTACAATAATTACAGGGCAAGGCAAAATAGCAGAAGAAATAATAGCATGGGTACATGCAAATCAATATTGTAAAACAGCTGAACGCAACGATAATAATAGTGGTGCAGTTGTAGTACATATCAGAAAAAATAAAGATAATCAAACGGCTAGTACTATAGAAAAGCCTAAAGTAGACTTATCGCCTTTATTAAAAAAATTTGGAAGTTATTAATATGAAAAAGATGTTTACGTTTGAAACTATGAAAATAGGAATATTTGGCGATAGTTTTGCAGAAGATGATTATGACGAATCGTCACATGGGTGGGCGTGGCATGTTAGCAAAAACCTCCCTAAAGCACATATAGATAATTATGGAAAAGGTGCATCAAGTATATACTTTACTTATAGTAAGTTCCTAAAAGAGCATACCAAGTATGATCGAGTTATTGTTTTTGGTACTGACATCAGTAGGTTATATCTTCCAGACATGCCAACACACTGGCGGATAAACCATGTATGTGGCCCTGGCCACTTTGATGAAGGAAGTGAAAGCTGGCTAAGATGGCAAGAAACTGGTACCTTCAACATTACCAATGTCCCTGATGAAATTAGAGAAGCAATAACCTTATATTACAAACATATTATAAACTATGATCAAGAGAACAAAATGCGAGAGTTAATGATTACTGACATGCAAAAGTTAAGACCAGATATGCTATATTTTGATTGCTTTTATGAAACAACACGATTTTCAAAACATCTACCAATTGTAGAGATTTCAACTCTTGAAATTCCCGAATCATTTGGACAAGGGCCTTTCATAGATAACCGAAAAAATCATATGAATGAAGAAAATAATAGAATTTTTGGAGAAAAAGTTACAAATTGGATAAACACATCTCAATTTGAAATGAATATAACTGAATTTACTAAAGGAGACTAATTATGATACTTAAACATTTTATTATATTTTGGATAGTTATAATTACAATATGTATTGTGTTAGGAATATATAAAGAAGTTCTTATATTATGAGAATAAACAAAAAAATAACTAAAGATCTGACAAACTTTATACAAACGCGATATGGTATTAGTGTAGATGATTTTGAACATAAATTTCCAGAATTATTTAAAAGTTTTCTAAAATTACAATATTGGTTAGATGAAGTAGTATTGGAACGATATTTTAGCGACACACCTGCTAAAGATGGTGGCACTGATGGTACTTATTTTGATGGATGGAAACAAAAATTAAAATGGGATACTCGCAGAACAGGACAGCAATTACTAGATAAAATTAATGATATACAAGACCTAACTCCTGAGGTTCCACTTAAAATACTTGACGTTGGATGCGGTGAAAACGAATGGAAAAAGCATTTAGGTGCAAGAGTAATTGGAATAGATCCATATCACAGTAAAGCAGACTTTAAAATAGGAATAGTAGAATATGCCGCAAATCGTACGGCATATCTCGACATAATACTAGCATTAGGCAGTATTAATTTTGGTGATAAAAAAGTAATAGAACAACAAATATCCAATATAGTAAAATTAGTAAAACCTGGTGGTAAAATCTTTTGGCGATGTAATCCAGGTATCACACATGATAATCCACATGCACAATGGATTGACTTTTTTCCATGGTCAGAAGAGTATATAAATGACGTAGCAAAACGTGTTAAATGTACTGTTAATGAAATTGGTTGGGATCACCCAGAAGACGATACCCCACCCGAATGGGGCAACAGACTATATAGCGAATGGACTAGAGATGAATGAGCAGAATAGATTATGAATTATTCAGCGAAGAAGATTTTAATGCATGTTTGAGCTCTATTCGAGAAAAATACAGTTGCACTTTTAATTTTATTCCAAACGTAAGTATTTCAGAAGTACACAATAAATTTCCAGATGCTAGTAGGTCAGGCTCAGCATTTAATACTGGTGTACCTGGTGGTTTTTATAAACTTATTAACAACTTAATTGACAGAATAATAGACAACGAAAATACATATTTGCAAATAAGTTATCCTCCTATTGATTTTAAAAAGCAAGATGCACTTAGAAATATATTAGATTTGTATATTATGTACAATAGTTATAACAAAGAATCATTAATGCCAATTGTAATAACACGAACAAATGAATGGACTCTTATACATCCAGGAAATACAAGAGTAGCAATGGCACAATATAAAAAGTTTAAAGATTGTACTGTTGATGTAGTTTTAATAGATCACTCTACTACACCCGTTAAAGACAATATAAGTTTTAATAACTTTCCTTATGGTATTATGCTAACTGAATGGCTGAATGATGAACATAGAAAAATAGAATTATTTGCACCAAAAGAATTACATGAAATATTTTCTTACGGATTACTCAACGAATATCAAATAAAATATATAAATGACACTTTATTTTTAAATGATATTAAAGTAGTAAAACTTCATCATGCAGATAAGCATGTTGAATTCTTTAGTGGAGTATATAAAGATCTTAGAACAGAAGGATGTATGCCTGAAGATATTCAGCGAAGAATAGAAAACTCGCTAAATATTGTTAATGCAAATAAAAAGACTTAGTTTAGAAATATTCGGCGGATGTAATTTCTCCTGTAAAATGTGTCCACAAGGCAAAGATAACAACGGCCGACAACAAGATTTCTTAAAATTACTTCCATTTAAACTATTTGAAAAAATATTAGATGATGCCTCCCAATATGGAGTACAAGTAGTAAACATAGAAGGTAGCGGAGAAGCAACATTAAATAAACATATTGTAAAGTATATCGAAGCAGTTAAAAAAAGAGATATGCTACCTTTACTTTATACAAATGGGTTACTTGTAAAAGGTAAATTAATGCATGATATGTTTAATGCAGGATTATATATTTGTAGATTCAGTGATATTGGGTATGATGCAGAAACATATAAGAACTGGATGCAAATAGATGCATTTAACACTATTATAAAACATGCAAACGAAGCACTTAATTATGTACAACAACAAAACATTGATGCAGTCATAAGCAGTTATCATTTAATAATTGACAATGATCGTACTGAATGGGAAATAGAACAGTATAAAAAGAATTTTATTGAACCAGCAGGTACAGAAGCAGAAATATGGAAAATGCATAATTGGGCAGGACAAATTGATAGTAATACCAGACAAGGTACAGTAAGTTCATGTGGTAGACCTTTTAGTCCAGACCTAACAATACGTGCAGGCGGATTAAATGGAAAAAATGGAGCAGTTGTTCCGTGCTGTCAAACAATGGGAGCACCAAAAGAAAGTAAAAGTGTATTAGGTCATTTGCAAGACAATACAATTGAAGAAATATTTAATGGTGAAGAATATAATAACCTTAGAGAAGCACATACAACTGGTAATTATGAACAAGTACCTTATTGTTTAGATTGTGACTTCTTAATACATGATCCGAATGTGTTAGTATATACAAATAATCCGGAACGTGTTAAAATAGGAAACATGAAGGCGACAGATATCAGCCTACGAGATCTAAGGTTTTAGCGGTAAAATTAGTAAAACTAGAGTTTAATAAAAGCAGTAATAGTGGTAAATACATATAGTTTCCTATAGTTTGGAAACAAAACAGAAAAGGAAACTATATGTCCAAGAAAAAATTGAACAATGGTTTTGGTAAGAGTTTAAAGACATTCTTCAAAAAACCATTCGTGAAAACTGTTTCGCTTATTATAATAGCCGTTACGTTGAGTACGGTAATTAATTCTTATTATAGAACTATTCAAACAAGCATTCATAAGGGCATCGTATCATTATACGATACTTATCCAACATTCGCTGAAGGATTATATGAAGTTAATGGATGGATACTTAATGGCAAAGAGTTTGATCAAGAACGTAAATCGAAAAAAGTAATATACGAAAACTTTTCTCGTGTTGTCGTTATGAGCGTTTTTGCTCCAGATAATCCAGAACTTAATGGAATGTCGGGTAGAGGAACAGGTTTTATAATAGATGTTGATGATGAATCTGCAACAATTGTTACAAATTATCATGTTGTTGATGCATATTTAGAACAACCGGACATATTTACAATAGCAGTACAAACAGCCTCAGAAATGTGGTCATATGACGCAGAAATCATTGGTTATGACATGATAACTGATGTAGCTGTATTAAAAATCCAGAAAAAAGATAATGAAGAATGGGAACCTATAGAATGGGGCACAAATGAAGATTATTCCCAAGGCACACCTATTGTTGTTATAGGACATGGAATGAGTATGTCTTGGTCATCTACACAAGGTCACGTTGTATATAAAGATAGATATGGTATGCGTCCATACAACTTAATGCTACAAATAGATGCAGTTGTTAACCAAGGTAATAGTGGTGGACCTGTATTTAATGATAATGGGCAATTTATTGGTCTTGTACAGAGTATATACAGTCCAGGCAGGAAAATTCCTGGTTGGGATGGTGTAGGAATGGCAGTAAGTGTAGATCAAGTAAAAAGAAGTGTTGACTATATTCTTAGCCCACAATATGATGCTAAAGGTTATGTACCGTATGTAGAATTTCCTTTTAGTCTTGGATCATTTAAATTTCCAGAAGTTAAAGACATAGAAAAAGAAGATAGGCGTTATGCTTATTTTGACTACCCAGAACCACCAGTAGCGGCGGCTGGACAACCACCAGTAGAAAAAGAAAAAACAGTAGGCGAATTAGCTGGTTTTGAACAAGGTGATATCTTATTAGAAATAAACGGTGAAACTATATATAATAGTTTTAAAGTATTACGTATGACAATTACGGCTTTTCCAGGAGATCTTTGGACAGTTAAAGTAAGGCGTGGTGAAGAAGAAATAGAAATTGAAGTGGCTATGAGAGAAATTGACATAAAAACACTGACAGATATCATAAAAAGACAGGGCATTTAACGTAATAATTCACAATTTTACCAGAAAAATACTAAAAAAATACTAAAAAAATACTAAACCCTTGTAAAATAAGGGTTTTTTTATGGCATTTTTAGCCTTAAAAGGTTGACAAGTAAGACGTCTTACTGTATACTATAGTTATAAAGTTAGAAAAAGGAATATTATATGTTTAGAGTAACACTAGCAATTATAAGTTTAATACTAGCAAGTGCATGTATTGACGGACCTACAGGATATGAGAGTAATAACTGGTTAGGTTGTTTCCTATTCGGAATTAGCGGAATAGGATTATTTATTTGGGTAGCATTAGATGGCACCCTTGCTAAAATTAACAATTAAATGTTGACTAATACAAAAATTTGTATTACAATAGAAAGTAGCAGAAATGCCAAAGAAACAAAAGAAATCAATTTTACCATTAGAAGAAGGAAGTAAAAATATGAAAACTGCGATAAGTGATTCAAGAACAATTAAAATAAGCGAAGCGACCACTTTAATTACTAGGGCTTTTCAAAAGAAAAGACCTGTATTTTTATGGGGTCCTCCAGGAATTGGTAAATCAGAGTTAGTTAAAGAAATTGGCGACTCTGGTGTACTTGGTAAAACTCATGTTATTGACATGCGTCTTGCTTTATTCGAACCTACTGATTTAAGAGGTTACCCTGTACCAGATATGGATTCAGGTGTTATGAAATGGTTACCACCAGCTGATCTACCAGATGCGAAGATGGCTAAAAAATACGATACAATAATTGTATTTTTAGATGAAATGAATTCAGCGGCACCAAGTGTACAAGCCGCAGGTTACCAGTTAATCCTTAACAGACGTATTGGACAGTATGAACTTCCAGATAACGTTGTTATGATTGCCGCAGGTAATAGAGAAACAGATAAAGGTGTTACTTACAGAATGCCTAAACCACTTGAGAATAGATTTGTTCATTTTGAACTTAGAGTTGATTTTAACGATTGGTTAAATTGGGCTGTACTACATGAAGTTAATCCTGATGTAGTTGGTTACTTGTCATTTGCAAAAGGTGACTTATACAATTTTGATCCTCAATCAAGTTCAAGAGGATTTGCAACACCAAGGGCTTGGACATTTACTTCAGAATTACTTGAAGGTGACGAACCAATGTCAGATTCTTTACAAACTGATATGGTAGCAGGTTGTGTTGGTGAAGGTATTGCCGTTAAGTTTATGGCACATAGAAAAATTGCAGGAGACCTTCCTGTTCCAGAAGATGTGTTAGATGCCAAAGTTAAAAAAATTGATACTACTGAGGTATCAGCCATGTATGCATTAGCAACATCACTATGTTATGAACTACGTGATAGATTTATTGCTGGTGAAAAAGCAGGTGCTGATAGTAAGGCAATGGAAAAATACCATAAGAGTTTTTCAAACTTTATCAGTTTTATGATGGATAATATGGAAACTGAAATGGTTGTTATGGCATCAAGAATTGCAATGCAACAGTACAAGTTAGTACCTAAGCAGAAGAAAATAGAAAGATTTGAAGAATACTTTTCTAGATATGGAAGATTGGTGCTGGACGCATAATGAATACTAATATTAAAACTGCCGAAGAAAGAATTACACAGTCCAGAGTTAGGTTGTTATTAACTAAACCTTTCTTTGGACAACTGGCTGTAAGATTAAAACTTGAAGATGCAAGTTCATTTTTACCGACAGCGGCAACAGACGGTCGTAGATTTATGTTTAATAGAGATTTTATTAATTCTCTAAATGATGAAATGCTTGATTTCCTAGTAGGACACGAAGTGTTGCATTGTGTATTTGATCATATGCAGGCACGTGGAGATCGTAAACCAATGCTTTATAATGCGGCGTGTGATTATAATATTAATATGACGCTTGTAGAACAAAATATTGGTAAGCCTATTACAGAAGATAAACTGCAAGGTGGTAAAATATGTATGGACTGGAAATATAAAGGCTGGAACAGTTATGAGATTTATGATGATTTATTAAAAGATCAAGAAGATCAAAAAGGCATGGATGTTCATATGGATGAATTAAGCGATGAACAAAAAGAGCAGGCTGGACAAGGTGCTGGTGATGAAATGTCTGAAGAAGAAAAGAAAGCATTAGCAGACGAAATTAAACAAGCCACAATCCAAGCGGCACAGGCCGCAGGCGAAGGAGTACCAGAATCAGTTAAGAGAATGATTAGTGAACTAATTGCACCTAAAATGGACTGGAGAGATATACTTAGAACTCAGTTAGAAAGTTCACTTAAAAACGATTTTACTTTTATGCGTCCTAGCAAACGTTCAGGAGAAGTTCTTTTTCCAGGTATGAATAAAGATGAAGAATTAAATATTGCCGTAGGTCTTGATACCTCAGGTAGTATTAGTAAAGATATGCTACGTGATTTCCTTAGCGAAGTACAAGGCATTATGGATCAATACAATAGTTATAAGGTTCATATATTTCAATTTGATACTGATGTATATGGTGCAGAAAATTTTACTAGTGATGATGGGCGTTCAATGGCAGACTATCAACTTACAGGTGGCGGCGGAACTGATTTTGATGTAGTATTTAAGTATATGGAAGAACATAACATTGACCCAGATCAATTAGTAATGTTCACAGATGGCTATCCTTGGGGTAGTTGGGGTAATGCAGAATACTGTGATACACTTTTTGTAATACACGGAGATACAAAAAGAAAAATTAAATCTCCATTTGGAGTTACAGTACATTATGAAGCGTCTTAAACTATTAATTACATTACTTGCATTTACATTTACAACAAGTGTTAATGCTGGTAGTTTAGAACCAAATCACTTAAAGCAAATTAAAATAGTAGACAACTGGTCGCCGGTAATTAACTTTGATGCTTTTAAAAAGATATCAAAAGAAATATCATACGACAAAGCAAACTACTATGCTATGGAATTTGATTTAGAGCAATGTATTACTCGTATTAAAACTGTAACACCATTTCCTAAAAACGATAAAACACACGAAGGTTGGTTTAAGTGTCAAGCATATATCAATAGTATAACAAAAGATAATATTAATCCATTAAAAGAAATATTACTTTCTTGGGCTACTAATCCAAAAGATGTAATGACTCCAAAGATGTTACGGTCAAACGATTATAATGTATCAGGATATGATATTCCTAGTACATTGGGTACGTTTGGACAATTGTATGCAGTTTGGTACAATGATTTTAATTATACTGCATCAGAACGTAAACTAGTTGATGCATATTTGTTAAGAAAACTAACAGAACAAACATTTCCAGTTATTGATGGAGGTTCAAAATCGTGTAGTATTTACGACCCATTGCAGGCAATGAGAAAAAACGTAGACACAAATACTTGTGGTAATATACGTACTAAAGTTGCATTGGCTGAAATCATGCTTGGGTTTAGATTTGAAAATCAAGCATTACTTGATAAAGGACATGACGATATTTACATAGTATTAAGCCAAGTTAATAAAGATGGAGTATGGGTAAACCAAGCGGCAAGAGGAGCAAATAATTTTAATTACTATATAGAATATTTAAACCATCTTAGTATTCTTACAGAAATTTACTATGCTCAAGGGTATGACTTTCTTGAATTTACATTACCACACGGAGCAAAAGTACATCAAATATACAGCCATGGATATAAACTCTTAAAAGATCATACATATTTGGGTAAATGGGCCAGAGTAAACAAAGGTGCACTTTCTAATCCATATCGTAAGGTTAAGAATATGGATAGAGAAGATTGGATTAAAACATGCTATGCTGATTGTGGTTATAACAATCCTAATGATGATGCAGAGTGGATTGCTTCACATACTCGTTATGTAAGTATATATCAGCCAGAACTTACTATTAAATTAGGGTATGTTAAGGGACAACTCACATCATCTTCAAACATATCAGTATCACCTGATAGACTTTATTGGGGGAACATTTGATAAAGAATTCATTAAAGGAGTATAGTAACATGGAAGACGGAGTTTTATACAATTTAGGGTTAACACCTAAATTACAAGAAGAGGAGAAAGTGGATTTCTCCCTTTACAATCCAAATCAAAGGACCAATATAAGATTATATGGATTGAAATGTAAAGATTGGACTCCCTTAATGGTTATGGAATATAAGAAAAAATGGGCGCCAAAAAGCACACCAGTTGTAGTTAAATTTAATCATAATTACGAAGGTGCTCTTAAATGGTGTAGAAAGCATCTTTATCATCATACTTTTAATGCAGTAAAGTGGGCTAATCCAGATGATAGCCACACTTTTCATTTTGAAAATCCAGAAGATGCAATGATTTTTAGGCTATCTTTTAAAGGTTAATGGTTGACACGACTGTTAATTTATTATATAATATAACATATTATGGGAATGGTTAAAAAAGTGAAAAAAGAACAAACTAATAAAATAAAATTAGTTAGCAATGGCGGAAGCCTAAGTGAAACAGACTTGCAATTAATTGCAGGTACAGAATTAGTTGAAGCAATGATGAGAAATAGAGTTGTTGTTGTAACTAATAACAATGATGTAGCCTGGAACGATCTGATGACAGATATAAAGGGGTTATACCATATTAGACCATTGGATAAGTCTAAGCAGATATATCAGCTATGGTTTGAACTAAAGGATGATATAGATCAATTTAATAAAAACCTTTATGTCAGCAAATTAAGTAATACAGCTCACGAACCAACCCAAAAAACCGTCATTTAAACCGGTATAAATAAACATAGTACTTAATTAGCATAAATAAACATGTAGTTTATATAATCTACCAAAGGAGATAAACATGGCAGAAAATACAAAAGTTAAAGAAGTTGTAGTAGAAGCACCAAAGAAACCAAATGTTGTAGAATTATCAATCCAAGATATTGTTCTTTCAGCAAATATTATTGATCTTGCTACACAACGTGGCGCCTTTAAAGCGGCAGAAGCAGGTCAAGTAGGTGCGTGTTTTGAGAAGTTAGTAGCTTTTATCAAAGCAAATTCACCACAACCACAACCTGAAGATAAAAAAGCAGATAAGAAAGATGCTAAATCTTCTAAGGAAAAAGAATCCTCTAAGGAGTAAATTATGACAACAAACATAAAACATGTTGGAAAATTGTCCAACACAGGTAAAAAAGTAGTAGTGGTATTCAGAGAATTACCGGACGAACCAAATCAATGCTTAGTAGTAGATACTGATGCACTTCCTGATTGGTTCCACGATGATATTATGAGTGCCGTAGAATCACCTAGTGCTCAGGCAAGTACTGATTTTTATCAGTATGCTGAACGTTCAGTTCTTACTGATGGAACAAATATGTTACAGGCATTACATTCTACAGGTAGGTTGCAAAAAACACCTACTGACAATGTTAAAATGACACCTAACAATTCAATTGCAGTTGGATTAACGGAAATTAATAATATTGTACGTGAAGAAAATAGTGGTAAAGCAGTAGTTCAACCACCAACAGATGAAATTAATATGGCAGGTAAAGATCTTACACCTGCACCTAGTTCAGTTATGGAAAGTACTGCTAGAGCTAAAGACGGTCTTAACGATACTGATTTAGCCAAAAACTTATTAGCACAGGCTAAAGGATATGAAACAGAAGCAAAGAGCTTAAAAGCTCAAGCATATGATTTAGCTCCTGGTTTAAAACCTGGCCCTAAAAAAGCAGTCGCTAAGACGGAACCTGAAGTTGAAACTGCTTCAGAATAATTGTTTTAAATAAATACAATAACAATTAAAAGGAATCCACATGCCGATAGAACGAAAGGACAGATCATTTGATCTGATCTTTGACCAGGTATCTATGGATCATGTTCCAGCCCAATACATCAAAGAAGTTAGGGTAGATTTAGGTACTGGTGAAAGAATAATACTAACAAAAGCAGATCTTCTGTTGATTAAGAATAAATCAGCAGATGAGATCATCAAAGCTCTCACTGTTGACTCAATGTCTAACATCAGTTTAAAGTTAGACTACGCCGCTATTAAAAAAGATGTAATTCGCGGAGTAACCGGTTTCTTGGGAAAACACTTTGACAAATAATGTTTGGTTATGTGGAATACCAGGAAGTAGATGGAGCGGCATTGATATACAAATACGTTCCATTCTGCCTTGCGATAGAACAGACGAAACTCCTGAAAGAACTTTCTATCATAGAGCATATAACCCAAAAGACAAAAACAATGGTCACCGAGGAAGTTATTGGGGACCTGGACAAGGGTGTGGTGAAGACTGGATAGACTTTAACCATTTAACAAAAGACAAAATTCAAACAGACATCAATAACGTATTCTCTGGTACAGGGTATAGAGTTATTAAATGTCATTTCTTAGCAAGAAAATTCAACTTAGACTATATATGGAATAACTTTCCGGGCGATTACATTGTCCTAATATATAGAGAACCCCAAAAATCATTTGCATGGTGGAGCGAAGTCATGGACTTTGCCCCAGACCATTATCCTGACTATAGGCCTGGCTATACAGACTATAACACTATGCGTAAATTGTTATGGAAAGAGTCAGCTAAAATTACAGATTTTGCAATACGTAAAGGACTTAAATTTAAACCTTATGACATAGCAGAGTTTGATCAATGGGAAGGATTTGATCATTCCAAGGCATTTGAATTTGACTTTGATAAGATAAATAACGTTAAGTACAACGATGTTTATATAGCATCAAGTCAAATATCAAGACTGTTGGAGTAAATTCATGTCATCACCCTTTAAAACACCTTGGCACTTTGACAACTTTAAAGTAGACAACGAAGGTGAGTACGTTAAAATAATAGGACAATTCCAAGGCGATTGGGATGATGATGTTAGAAATGCTAGGTTGTTAGGATTAAGTACAAAAAAATATAATAAACAATCATACGAACATGCGGCTAATAAACCATCAGCTAATCATGAAATGGAAGATGCTGAAAATTTATATGGACAACCAGATGCACCTATTTTTGAAAAAATGGATATAACTGACTATCCTGGTAAGTTACCTGCATTTGAAAAAATAATTGATTCTGTAAAAATTGATACAACAAAATCGTTTACATTTAAGTTTCACGATCAATTGCCAAACCAGCAACTAATGTGGCACATTGATAATCTTCCTGGTAATCCTCGTAAGGAACGAGTAATTGATAATCCAGACTTTAAGTATCAAGATCCTAATATGGTTCGTTTTTTAATTATGTTAAATGATTGGGAGCCAGGACAAGTAGTACAGTTTGGCAGTATAGTTTATACCCAATGGAAAAAAGGAACTGCTATTACATGGGAATGGTCAACTTTACCACATATTACATGGAATGGATCATGGGAACGTAGACCAGCTTTACAATTAACAGGATATGCTACAGAAGCAACATGGAATCTTATTACAAAAGGAAATAAAGATTCTATATATAAAATTTAGAGAATAACTATGGCAGAAAATAAATTACCAAGTGATACTTTTTGTATATTACCATGGATTCATTTAAGCACTAGACCTGACGGAAGTATGAGAGTATGTTGTACTGCAAATGCAAGTGCTGTAGGAGCCACAAATGATAAACTATATGGTGGTAGAGTAGGAATTGTTAAAACTGATGATGGCATTCCAGCAAATCTTAATAACAGCGACTTAAACAGTTCATGGAATAATAGTTATATGCGGAATGTTCGTAACCAAATGTTAGCTGGTGGAAAACCTGCTAGTTGTTTAAAATGTTATAAAGAAGAAGCCGCAGGACATAGATCAAAAAGACAATGGGAAACAGATTATTGGATAAGAGATGGAATTGATGTAGACGAACTTGTTAAAGAAACATACGAAGATGGGTCAACAGATAGCAAATTACGTTATATTGATATCCGTATGGGTACTAAATGCCAGCTAGGTTGTATTATGTGTAGTCCACATGATTCAAGTGGTTGGGTTAAAGATTGGAATGCATTATATCCACAAATTACAAATGAGTCATTAAAAGAAACAATGACCTGGGAAGATAAAGGTAAGCAGTTTGGTGCTAATTATAACTGGCATAAAAATAATCCTACATTTTGGACACAGTTTTACGCACAAATTCCTTACATTAGACAATTATACTTTGCAGGTGGTGAATCAACTGTTATTGAAGAACATTACACAATACTATCTAAAGTTATTGAAATGGGTTATGCAGATCAAATTGAAGTACGTTATAACTCAAATGGTGTTGAACTTCCTGATCGTTTACTAGAACTATGGTCACACTTCCAAAAAGTACGTTTCCATTATAGTATTGACAGCATTGGTGCAATGAATGATTATATTCGTTACCCAAGTGAATGGGAACATCAACTTGAGATGTTCAAACGTTTAGACACACAAACATCTAACAATGTAGAAGTTACAATTGCATGTGCTGTAAATGCCTTAAACATTCATTACATTCCAGATTTCCTAAAATGGAAATTACAACATGGATTTAATAAAACAAATATGTGGCCATTTGGTGCAGGAGGTATTAACTACCACTTTGTATACTGGCCAGGACACTTAAACGTTAAGATACTTCCTAACGATTTCCTAGACAAAACAGAAGCCAAGTATGAAGAATTTATTAAATGGTGGAAAGAGAATTGGGAACTAGGTGTTCCAAGTTGGCATAAAGGTAAAGTAGATTACCAAACATGGGAAAATGCAAGTTATGGTATTAAACGTTTAAGAGGAATGATTAGTTTTGCTCGTAGTGAAGACTGGAGCAGACGACTTCCAGAATTTAGAGAATATATTAATAAACTAGACAAATTGCGTGGAACAGATTTCCGTGCAACATTTCCTGATATGGCATACTTGTTAGACGAACCTGATGAAAAATAATAAAACAAACACACAATCTCTAGAAGATTTACCAACGAAAAGTTATTGCGTATTACCATGGACTGCAACAGCAATAGGAGCAGAAGGCCTAGTCGTGCCTTGTTGTAGATGGTTTTCTCAAGAAGATAGATGGATAGATGATAATCCACCAAATATTGCAGACGGTCTTACAAACGCCAGAAACAGTGAATTTTTCCAAACAATAAGGCAACAAATGATTGACGGAGAACACCCAAGAGGTTGTAAGAGGTGTTGGGACGAAGAAGAAAAAGATGTAGGTAATAGAGCAATGCATAGAGTAGGTCAACAACAAAGATTTTCCGATGAGTCACCATATGGTAGAATAATCGAAATTACTGATAAGCCAGCCAAACTACGACATTTAGAAACTGGCATAAGTAGCCTTTGTAACTTTTCATGTGTAATGTGTATTCCGGAAAACAGTAGTATAATACATAGTATTCTAAAGCCAGGTAAAAAAATACCCAAAGGGTTTCACAAAGACAATGAAAACATTGATGATGATTTATCTGAATTACAATTATTAAAATTAGTAGGTGGCGAACCTATGATTGAAGCGAAACACGATGAACTATTAGAAAAAATTATTGAATTAAATAATGACCCTGGAAATTTAGAAATACAGTATCATACTAATGTGAGTGTATTTCCAAGCAACAGAGTAATTAATTGTTGGAAGAAATTGAAAAAAGTTGAACTAGTGTTAAGTATAGATGGCATTGGAAAATTAGCCACATTACAAAGACCAGGCAATTATAAGTGGCAAGATATAGAAGATACAATAAATAAATATATACAATTAACTAGTGAAGTTAACATTGTATTTTCTACCAACGTTGTTCTTACTGCATTAAACATAGGACAGATAATAAATATATGTGAGTGGCTATATAATAAAGTAGAAAAACATACTTCAATGGGTTTTGCTTTCCTACAACCAATTGATAAACAACCTTACTCAACTTATATAGATTTTAGAAATTTAAGCAAAGAAACAAAAGAACGAATAAAAAAAGAATGGGCAGATTGGGAAGCCACTAATCCACCTGTATTAAACACTGTTTTAAAAGACCTACTAATAGACGCAAAAGGCTATATAGACGAAAAAGGAATTTTAAACGAACCATTAACAAAAGAACTAATGTTAGAAAAACATCCTAATGCTAGATTATGGAAACACTTTAACGAAGATTTAACAAATTTGGAGATATAAATGAAATATTTACTAGTTGCACTTGAAACAGAGGTGCCAAACATTGAATTACCAGATGATTATACATTAATGATTACAGGCGTAGGTAAAGTAAATGCTACTGTAATGGCTACTTTTGCAGCTCTCAACAAAGACTGCGAATGTATTATTAATTATGGAACAGCAGGAACTTTTAATCCTGATTTAGTTGGCAAACTATACAGAATTAGCACAGTCAAACAGCGAGATATGGATGCTCGTCCAACATCACCATTAGGAATTACACCATACGAAAACACAAAATTTAATGGTGACTTGCAAATTTACAAAGGAAGTAAATTTACATTAAGCACAGGCGATAACTTTGTAAAAGAAAAGCCTGAAATAAAAAGTGATTTCGTAGACATGGAAGGTTATGCTATCGCAAAAACAGCAGGTATGTTTAACAAGCCATGTATAATGCTAAAATATGCAAGTGACTTAGCTGATGAACAATCGCCAGAAGAATGGCAAGCCAATCAAGCCAAAGGAAAAGATATGTTTCTAGCATGGCTGTCAGATATGGAAAAGGAAATTCAAAAACTAAAAGATGAGTAAAAACGATTCAGGCTTTTGTGCATTACCATTTGTGCAATATAGCACCTATAACGGAGGCCGTTTTAGGCTATGTTGTATGGCTAAGGAACCTAAAGAACTTGTTAATCAAGAAGAACTAGGCATAGATGGTACATGGAATCATAATTATATAAAAGATGTAAGACGTAGAATGACTGCTGGTGAGAAACTACCAGAATGTATTGAATGTCATCATTTAGAACGTAACGACATAATGAGCTCACGCCAATGGGAAAACAAAGTGTGGGCAGATGTTATTGACGATGTAGTAGCCAAGGCATCCGTTAATGATTGGGAGATTGATCAACCCTTACAATTTGATTTTAGACTTGGTAATTTATGCAATTTGCAGTGTCAAATGTGTAACAAAGAAGCATCTCACTTAGTGAGTGTGGAACGTGCGGCAATGGTACAAAGCGGACTCGGAGCGAACCATCCTGATTGGGACGGCATGATTGCAGACAAAAAAGAAGCATTACTTCAACCAGGAATAGAATGGGAAAGTTTCGAAAGAATGCTACCATATGCTCGTAAGATAAAGTTAATAGGTGGTGAACCAACAGTAGCGGCTGATATGTTCAAGTTGTTAGATATTGCTACTGAAACTGGACATGCAGATCATATAGAATTAAGTTTTTATACAAACATTACTAATATGCAAGACAAATGGCTTAACCAGTTAGCCAAGTTTGAAAAAGTAATTGTTAATTGCTCATTGGAAGGAATGGGAGATATGAATGACTATCTAAGACCCCCTTCCAAATGGGCTTCTGTTTGGAATAACTTTGATAAGTTAGTAAAGTTTTCTGATACTAAAGAAGGTAAACGTATAAAGCCTCGGGTTACTACAGTAAACCAATTAACTAATGCATTACATACAACAAAATTTTGGAAGTATATGCATGATTACCAAATGACTAGTAATAGAGGTATTGGAATGAGTTCCAATCAATTAGTGGAGCCAAACTATTATAGTATGGCATATGCTCCTGATTGGTTAAAATGGGAACAACGTGAGCAAATTTTAGAATTCCTCGACAGTATTAAAGATAGTCCACATTTTAAGCAGTACGAAGAACCTCTTATGGAAATTGTTAATTTTAGTCTTGATCCTAAACACAAGTATGATCCTAAAGTTATACAACAATATATTAAAGTTACAGAGAATTATGATAAACATAGGGGACACGATATTAACAAAGTGTCACCAGAATTTTCTAGACTTAAAAATATTTAATACGTTCTGCTATACATAGCTCAGGTTTGAGCAAACTCTCATTTAATATATCAGCTTCAAAGCATTGTAACTTTGTGCCATATACAATTTGGTGTGTAATCCATTGTGCATTAAAGAACCAAATATCACCTGGATCAAATGTAATATAATGTAACGGGTGATGAAATTGATCCCATTTCTGTTCGTTCCAAACACAACGATTACGAATTTCTGTTATAAAAGAATGTATATTTTCTTTATCAAGTTCACCTAATTTAAAGTCATCATAATATTCTTTATATAGTTGTTCTACGTCTGGACCAAATGTTAGTACTCTTGAACGTTTTTTGTCTAGTTGTACAAACATACGTATTTGTTGCTCGTTGCCAGTATGCTGTTCGTCTAGTTCATCTAAATGTAATTTATTTTCTACTAATGTATTATATCTATGACTAAGCATACGTTCACTTGTTTTATAATGTGGGAACAACATATTAAATATTTCATTCCAGCCTTCTTGTGATTGTTTATGTTTTTTATGAAATACATCTATTTGTTCTTCAGTCCAATCACGTTCATCACGTAGTCTGTCACGTTTTTTAATATGACTATTATACCATGGCATAATCCATTTATTATCTGGAATAGTCCAATCTGGTAAGTCGTCATAGTATTCGTAGTCTAGGTTTGGTATAGTTAGATTCTTAATAACTACAGGCCAGCCGCTCTCAAAAGCAGTATACAGCCTATAATTGTCTTCTAAATCTTGGGTGTTAGCGTCGAATATATTGACGATAAAATCATCTTTTGCTCTAATATCTTTAGCAATACGGGTCATATAACCTCCATTAAATCTTTAGATAAATACTAATATATTTATGCAAGTAAATTCTGGGCGTCAACCATTAAATAATTCAAACATAAAAGAGAAAATATGACAAAAGCAGTTAACGTATGGAGTGAATTTCAACCACTTAAAAAAATAATACTTGGTGCACCGTTTCCACCTGAAACATTTGATTGGCATAAAGACGAGGAAACTCGTACTGTTATGCGTCAAATATTCAAAGAAACCGCAGAAGATATTGAAATACTTGCAAAATTATTAGAAGATAGAGGTATTGAGGTACTGCGTCCTAGTAATATTTTTACAATTACAGGTGAAGAACAAATACAATTACCTTGGATGCATTGTGGATTTCCTAACCACCCACTAATGCCACGCGATACATTAATGCCTTATGGTAACAGTATATTTGAATTATTTACAGGTAGCGATAATCGTTACTTTGAGAATCTGGCTTACTATGATCATTGTTCGCAATGGTTTAAAGAAGGAGCCGATTGGGTTAGTATGCCAGGAGTATTAGTAGAGAGTGGTAAGAAATATGACCACTTTGTTGCAAACGATCGAGTACTTTATCACGCGGCAAATATGATAAAGTGCGGACGCCATGTGTTATTCAGCCAGCCGTATGAGGGCGATAGCAAACGTGGTAGGGGTACGGAACTGGGCCGTGAATGGATCCAACGTGAAATAAAGTTGAGATATCCTAATACCGAATTTTTGGACATTCCAGTAGGAGGACACATCGACGGCAAGATAGCTCTACTAAAACCTGGTGTACTAATGACTTGGAATAGAAATTGGGTACCTGATGAAATGAAGCATTGGCACATTATTGAAGTAGCAGATGATTTTGATATGCCTGAAGACTTTCAACAAACTCGTAAACGTAGATTCCACAAAGACTATGTAAGCAAATGGTTAAGCCATTGGGTAGGTTGCCCAGATGAAAGTGTGTTTGATGTTAACGTATTATCGTTAGATGAAAGCACTGTTATTTGTACAGGCAAAAATGAACAAGCATTTGCAGAAATGGAAGCACATGGAATTGAACCAATATACTGGAACTTTAGACATCAGTACTTTTGGGACGGAGGCATACATTGCCTAACAAGCGATATTGTAAGAGAAGGCAATTGCAACGATTACATAACTAACAAGAGATATTATTAATGAACTGGTATAGACAAATACATAAACTACAAATAGACGTAACTAGTCACTGTAATGCAAGATGTGGTGCATGTATAAGAAATATAAGTGGCGGGAAAACAAGACCTGGATTAAAACTATCTCATTTTGATCTTGATGTATGGAAAAGAATGGCAAGAGAAGATACCAAAGGTTGGTGGGTTAGACAATTAACATTAAATGGAAATTGGGGCGACCCGATGATGCACCCAGATTTAGTAGAAATGCTAGAATTTTGGATAGATCAACATCCAGAAAGTTTTATTTCAATTGCAACAAATGGAAGTATGCGTGGAACTCAATTTTGGGCAGACCTTGCTAAAGTATTAAGACAAGGTTCTCATCATAAAATTGATTTTGCTGTAGACGGAATGGAAGATACTCATCATTTATATAGAAGAAGAACCGTGTTTTCTAAATTAACAGAAAATATTAAAAGTTTCACTGACGCAGGTGGAAACGCAAATGTACAAATGACTATGTTTGAACATAACAAACATCAAATTGAAGAAGTTAAAGAATTATCAAGGCAGTTAGGAGTACGAGAGTTTGTCGCAAGAAGAAGTCACAGTGCAGAAATGCAAATTATAGATGAGGGTGAAGACTATCATATAAGTGGATATTATCCATCAAATGATAAAAATTATATTGTTGGAACCGATAAACCGCAAATGTCAGCACGGTTTGAAGAAAATGACCATCCAGTAAGTGATAATAGAGATAGAATATGGCTAAGGGCAAATGACATATTTGAAGAATTAAACGAAAATCATATACCAAGCAAATGTCCATGGAAGGACGAAGGTGAAGTACAAATTGATCCATGGGGTACTGTATGGCCGTGTTGTCATATAAGTTTATATGGTGGCGATAGGGCATCAGAATCTATGTCTATAGCTAGTGACTTTAGCCAAGAAGCAGAAGATGATAATTTAATTAATAAAGGTCAGAGAGATAATAACTTACATGATAATTCGTTAAAAGATATATTAAACGGCTATTGGTTTAATGATATATTAAACAATGCAATAGAAAATGCAGATTGGAAAGTATGTAGAAAGAATTGTGGGGTGTGTAAATAATGTACGTTAATCCAATGTTAAACGATACTCGCTATCCAACGTGCCTTGCACCTTGGAACGCATTGACTATTAAATGGGGTGGTAATGTATTGCCGGACATTATCTATAATGGAAAATTTGGTAACATTACAAAACAAACATTACCTGAAATTTTGAATAGTGACGAAGCAGTAGCATTAAGAAAGTCACACGCAGATAGAATAGTACCTAAGGCATGTTTGGCGTGTACTAAAAAAGAACAAAGCGGCAAAAGCCGTAGAATGTATTTTTGGGATAAACTAGATGAAGATGTAAAACGTGGTAGTATTAAAAATACCGTAGACAGTAAGCCCGATATACGTTATTTAGACTTTACAATTAGTAATAAATGCAACCTAGCATGTATACATTGTAACCCATTTGTTAGCACAGGTTGGACCAAAGACGGAAAGAAATTAAACAAAGAAGCACCAGAATACTGGACTCAACAACAAATTGGTTATCACGGTGTGGAAGATATGTCATTCCTTGATAACTTATTTGCAGACCCAGAATATTTTCGTAACTTACAGTGGGTAGCACTAAGAGGCGGCGAACCTTTATATGATGAAAGTTGTAAAGCAATATTACAATGGTTTATTGATCAAGGACTAGCAAAAAACATTATGTTAGATATTAGTACAAATGCAACAGTATTTGATGAAGATTTTCAAAAAATATTTAAACATTTTAAGCACATTGAATTACTTATTAGTATAGAAGCAGTTGACGAATTATATAGTGTAGTACGTGGTGGACAATACACATTTGAAGATTTAGAAAGAAACATAGAAAAGTTTTACGAATACCCAAACATTGAAGTTGTGTTTGCCGTGACAGTTATGCTAACAAATGTATTTGGGTTAGATAAAGTATGGAATTGGTTTAAAGAAAAACATGTACATAGAGCAAGTATAAGCATGAGCAACGTAGTAGTAAATCCTACATACCTCAATATTGCATTCATGCCAGACGTATTAAAGTACATTATGTATGATAAATTACTACAGATTCCAGATCAAAGCATTTGGCCTAAAGGAAGTTATCATGCAGATGAAATACATTATCAAACAGGCATCCATGCTATTCGTGACGGATTACAAGTTGAAGTAGACGAAGCAGAACAAAAAAAGCAATGGAATTGGTTTGTTAAGTATACTGAAGACTTGGATAGATTACGTGGCACAGACACGTTTGCACTAATAAAGGAATTAAAATTATATAATGAATAACCCAGACTTTGGAAAAACAGGAAACAGTGTATGGAACCAACCATATTTTGATTATTTAAATGAAACATTCTTTCCTAATATAGATATATCAACACTAGCTGATGAATCTAACATTATGTTGGATAGATATCAAGGATGGATTGAAAGCAGTAAACTAAACAAGTTTAATGGACTAGATGCATTTCCTTATCGTTTTGCAAGTGTAGGAACTACACAAACATTAGATTGGTGGCATTACTATTGCTCAGTAAATAATCTTAACCTTAAAATGTTTAGAGGCGAGTACCCGTATAATAGAGATGTTTATATGCAAAAGAAAATAGAATGGTCACATAGTATTGACGACATAGGATTAACACAAGGCGATGCAGTTTTAGTAAGTGTACCATTTAGTGGTACTGGGCGTGTTCCTGAAAGGTGGAACGATATAATTAAAATATGTAATCAATTAAAAATTCCAGTACTAGTAGATTGTGCATGGTTTGGAACTTGTTTTGATATTGAAATAAATTTAGATGAACCGTGTATTAAAATGGTTGTGTTTAGTACTACAAAAGGATTAAGTTGTGGTAACTGGCGTAGTGGTATTGTATTCTCACGTATAAACGAAGGTAGTTTAGAAGTACAAACAGATTGGAATCATGGAAATCATTTAGCGACAGCAATTGCTAACAGGCTTATGGAAAAATTTGGACCCGACACTATTCCTAAAAAATATTTAGATTCACATATTGCTGTATGTGAACATTATGGATTTGAAATGACAAACACAGTACATATTGCACTAGCACCAAAAGGACCTAAGTATGATGAGTTTCATAGAGATGGAATATATAACAGAATTAATATTGCAAAAGCATTAAAACGTCACAAAACAAAAGGAAACTTTTATGAATAGACTACCTAGTAATGCCTGTGCTTATCCATTTAAAGCAGAGATGCTTATGCATGGACAACCTTCTACACCTTGTTGTAGATTCCATAATAGGTTTCTTACAGATAGAGGGTTTGATGAGATACGTGAAACAATGATGCGTAACGAATGGCACCCTGGTTGTTATAAATGTAAGTCAGATGAAGAAATGAAAGGTAGCAGTATGAGAACTGAAGCTGATGAATTTTTTGATGACTTTACTGATAGAATACGTTTAGAGTATTTAGAAATAACAGTAGGTAGACTTTGTAACTTGGCTTGTTTAAGTTGCGGAAGTGACTTTAGTCACACCTGGGATAAAGATGAACTTGCATTAGGTATTAGTGACGAGGCAAAAATAAAGAAGTTAAAGGAAGTACAAGAATACGACTTAGATAATTTAGACTTAGGTAAATTAGAGCATGTTAAGTTTATTAAAGTAACAGGTGGAGAACCATTTTTGCATAGACAGTTTTTAAACTTAGTCGTTAGATTAGCGGACAGCGGACTAGCAGGACAGATCGACTTAGAAATATTTACAAACTGTACATGGTATCCAGCAAAACTAGAATTAGATGCATTGTTAAAATTTAAACGTATACAACTAAGTCCTAGCATTGATGGAGTTGAAAGTACAAACGACCTTCTACGTTACCCTAGTAAATGGAATAAAATTGAGACTACACTTGACAAGTGGATAGAGCTTAAAGACGCTACAGGACGCTTAAAAATAGCTACAGCCACCACTATAAGCGTCATTAACGCTCCACAGATGCATGAGTTTATACATTGGGCAAGAGTGCATAAAGGAATAGGAGTAATGCTACAAACAGTATATGAACCTCATTATTTAAGTGTTGAGCATTGGAGCAATGAATATAGAAGATTATTAAAACTAACAATAGATCAACAATACATGGGTTTTAATAAAAATAGCAATAAGTTTGATGCTAGTTATAAACTATTAAACAATTTGTGTTCTGTTGTAACTAATGCACAGAATGATAAAACAGAAGAATACATAATAGAGCTAAAAAGAATATTAGCACATCGTGGACAAGATATAAGCATGGCTCCTAAGTTTGCTAATATATTAAAGTATATGAATTATGATTAATAAAGAAAAACTAAAACAAAGTAAAACATTTTGTATGTTACCATTTATGCATATCTACGGAACTGCAGGTGGAAACATAGTGCCTTGCTGTGAGGCGCAGGAGATACCATTGAATAAGAAGAATGAAAGTGCTCTGGATAGTTGGAATAATGAAAACTACCGAGAGCTAAGACGTGCTCTGGCATCGGACGAAAGACCAGAACGCTGTAACGTGTGCTGGCACAACGAGGATAGTGGCATTGTGAGCAATCGTCAACAATGGGAAGATGACAATTGGGATGAATTTGCCAATGTCATAGAAGTTAATGATGACTATAGTGTTAACAATAGCCCTAAGTGGATTGAACTCAAAGTTAGTAACTTCTGTAACCTAAAGTGCATTATGTGTAGCACACACAGCTCTTACAAACGTGTTAAGGATTTAGATATAATAACAAAGTATCAAGAAGCTGGGCACGAAACTAGATTACTAAGGCCAACAACACTATTTGACAGTTTAAATGAATGGCCCGAACTATGGGACCATGTTCATACATTACAATTTACAGGTGGTGAGCCTATTATTAATAAAGAGCATTATGACTTATTAGATTCTATACCTCAGCAATTAAAGAAAAATATTAAATTACGTTATGCTAGTAATTTAAGTTATATAAAATTTAAACAATATGATTTAGTTAAAATTTGGAATGAATTTAAAAGTGTAAATATTAAAGTAAGTATGGACGGTATTAAAGGTGTGTATAACTTTATACGCCAAGATGGTGATTGGGATAATGTATATGCTAATATGCTGGTCCTTAACGCCGAACCAACAATAGACGTAGCGGCTGGTATTACAATACAAGCACATAATATATTTCACTTACCAGAGTTTTATACATTTTGGAAAAACAGTGAAGTTGATTTGAGATTTATTACTGCTAACATTTTGCAAACACCTAGATACTTAGCACCAAGTGTCTGGCCAGCAGAATACAGAGAAGCAATTATTAATAAGTTAAAAAGTGCATTAAATGAACATCCAGAAATGCAAAAGTTTATAACGTATATGGAAAACAACCAGCCTAACATACGTGACTATGCAAAGATGAGAAAATATAATAGAGATTTAGAAGAAAGATACCCAAAGGATATAACATTAAAATCAATGGTAAATGACCATTTGGGTATGCAACCAGAAGATATGAAAGCAGTACATGAAAGGCTAACAAATGATTAAAGTATTTTTTATAGCAAAGATTAAAAATTTTAACGATGACTATTATGATTATAGTAAACGGGTCAGAGAAAAAGCAGAAACACTTCCTGGCTTCATTGATATAATATCTGAAGAAAAAGATGATGTTGAAATAACAATTAGCTCATGGAAAACTAAAGAAGATGTTGAAGCCTGGAGAAAAGATCCTTTACACATGGAAGCAAAAGCAAGAGCACATGAGTGGTATTATTGGGTTAAAGGAATACATGTAGAGGCAGTAGATGAAAAAAGGTGAGAAGGATTGGGATTATCAATTTGTTAGTGACTGTGAAGTTGTAAATGTTTTTATACCAAAAAACACACACCTTAGCGGACATGAAGAATTAAAACAAAAACTACAAATGCTACAGCAAGTAGAGTGTGACAATCACTTGACTTCTAGCATAGTGAATTTGTATAATACTAGTAGCATTGAATGGATAGAACATGTTAGAAAAATGGGACACAAATATGTTGCATTTTGGTTCGACGGATGCTGGCCTAAAACGGATGGACTTGAAAAGAAAATATTAAACTATATAAAACGTTTGGAAAAGAAAGACTGGATTACAGCAGTACATCCAAAGTTTTTAGATAGTTTAATGTTGTTGAATATAGATGAATTTATTGCCTGGCCAGCTAAAGCACCTAACTTTGGAAATTATGAGTTTTGGGCGGAAAATTGGATAAGTGATTGTACTGTAGAATTAAGTCTAACAATACAAAGAAACATTGTAGTAGGTGCTCCACAAACAGATCCACAGAACTTTTTAAATGGGTTAATGGGTAAAAAGTACACAGATCACACGATAGCAAGAGGGGCCAGAGTTATTATTAAACGTAAGAATATACCCAGTAGCCCTGTATATTTTGTTAATACAGAGCCAAGTAGTCCTAAGGTAGCAGAACACATAAAAAACACGGTATTTAAGCAATATGTGGGTGCTACAGCCGGGTTTAAACTGCTATATTACGCATATACGTACGGTTTAGATATAGATAGTACAAAGTTCGTATGGTACGATTTTGACGCACACAGCATTGAATTTAAGCGTCTAATGGTGGAAAAATGGGACGGAAATGACTATCCAACGTTTGTTAAACAATGGTGTGAAGATAACCCTGATGCAAATACACAATTATTGCGATTTGTGAGTAAACAATGGTTAAATATAGTAGAACAGTTCGGTGGTATGGATAACTGGCTGGATTTTTGGATACAAGTAAAACTATGTAAACATGAATTTTTAAAGGTAGATCTTGTCCAAGATCATGACAAAATAACAAAATTATTAGACAATAATTCAAGTACGTTTTTCTGGGCAAGTAACATATACAGTTATGTATTATTAAAAGTTATGAGTGAACCATTTACACTAGAAAACAGTTTTGCTAATCTAATAACAAGATTACAAGAAATAAACAAATGCTGGTTTTCAGGTACAGACCCCAATGATAATGATTTAACCTGTGATGTAAAATGGGTACTTGGATACAGTACAAATGATAGTATAGGAACAGGAATATAATGGCATCAGAATCAAAACTAACAATAAGAGAAAAAGAGATATGCCACATATCACTGGAAGGTGTAATGTGTAGAGAGCTTGAAGAAAAAGCATCTGATGATTATATATCTGTGTTAAAAATGGCAACTGATTGGAATATAAATCTTAGTACAAATGGGTCTTATATACATAGAGTTATAATAGAACAAATAGATTCAGTACTATTAGATTTAAAACACCTTGGGTTTAAAGTAGCGGTATTTTGGGCAGAAGGCAGTTGGCCAGATGATAATGATATTGACAAAGAAATATTAAAATCAGTTAAAGAATGGGATAAAGAAGAATGGGGCTGTGCAGGACATATTTTAGATAGGCCGGGCAGATGTAGACCTACGTTCCACCATCAATGTGTTATTGTTAATTTACGAAAACTTACAAAAAGTATACAATGTCCTGTACCTCTATATGAAGCAAGTAAAGAGCACTTTCATGATGACTATACTCCTAAATGGATTAAACCAGTATCAGAAAAATATTTACCAGATAGTAATTGGAAAAGTTACGAAGAAGCGAAGAAGCCATATAACTTGTTTAACTGTTTCTTACGAACATCATTGGAATATGGACTAAAAGTTTTTAACGTAGATTATAATATACGAGGTCTTAAAGTATGCACATATCCTGAAGATGACATTGAATGGACAGAGGGTGAAATATTTAAAAAGTATCTTCATGCAGATAGTATATACGACATACAAGATAACTATCCAGATAAGAAACCTTTACTTGAATTTAAAATACAAGATTCGGCTGTTTTATATGTTCTTAATACCGAGACAGTACCACATGTAATTGTAGATGATATACAAGTAATGGTATGCCCATGTAGTGGATTACATCAATTTAAATATATGGAACCAAGTCTTAATGTCATGGAAAAAGTAATATGGGCAGACTACAGTCCATACGCAGTTAAGTGGATGGAAATATTAGTATACGAATGGGATGGAAAAGATTTCCATAAGTTTTTTGAAAATAATAAGAGTAGACTGAACTTTGACGGCACTTGTCATTATGGTTTTGGAACCTGGGAAAAGTTTTTAGATAGCTTTGAAAACGAAAACAAATGGTTATCAGTATGGAGTAAAATAAGAAATTTAGAACATCAATTTGAAGTAGTTGATCTTATTAATGATTATGATAAGATTGTAGAAATGATACCACATAATAAAAATGTTTTATTACAATGTAGTAATATATTCTTATATGAATCAAACTATTTTAATAAAGGACTTCAAACAACTTTTAATGGAATAGATTATGTAAGAAAAGTACAAAGTATTTCAAATATAGTTTATCTTAATGGCGACCTAAATGGAAATTACTATAATATGACAAATATAAACAGGCAGAAATGGATATGATAAACTATAATAGATTAGCATACTACGAAGAAGCAAATACTGAAACTATAGAACATTTTGAAACATGGGAAAACATAGATGGTTACTTTGACCGTAACCCAGCAGTAGCAGATAAGTATCAACTTCCAAGTAATGGTAACATTAATAATATTATGGATAATACAAATGTGCCATGGGTTCATATTCCAGAAATACCAGTACCGTGGAAAGATATACAGAAAGAAGCAATGCATTTATTAGAAACAGAATGTTTTAGTTTGCATAGAGCAAACAGTGGCGGAGGTTGGTTAAGTCTATGTATTCATGGAATGAGTAGTGTACATACTAACGTTCCTGAAGATTACAATTTACCAGATAGTGCAGAAGAGGATCTAAGCACTTGGACTGATATTGCAAAATTTTGTCCAATAACAAAAACATGGATGGAAGACGAGATGTTATATGATAAATTTACTCGTGTTAGATTTATGGCAGTGTTGCCAGGCGGATGGATTATGCCACATAGTGACACTGATAGACTAGCAGGATTAGGAGCCACTAATGTAGCAATTAATAACCCAGATGGTTGTGCGTTAGTTATGGAAGAATATGGCACGATGCCATTTACACCGGGTAGTGTTTTTAAAATAAACACAGGACATGTACACTCGGTATGGAATCGCAGTGACGAACCTCGAATACATATGATATTTGATGGTGATACAAGTGATGAATTTAAAAATAAAGTGAATGAGAATTATGCCAAAATGTTTAATGTTTAAAAATGGAATGACTATAGGTCCTATTGGTAACGTTAGGCCTTGTTGTATGTATATAAACACAGATATCAGACAACGATATAATGAACATGGTTGGCGGGAAAAGTTTGACGAATTATATGAACAAAGTCTCGATAAATGGTTGCCTAACTGTTATGAATGTAAAGCAGAAGAAGATCGAGGAAAACAAAGTTTAAGACAACGAGCAAATGAATGGTTTGATGGAGAAGAAGGAATACAATATTGGGATTTAAAATTACATAACACTTGTAATCTTACTTGTGTAATGTGTAATCCAGTAAGCAGTAGTAAGTGGCAAAAGTTAGTTACTGAAAACCCAGACGAAGAATGGTTAGATATTGTAAAAAAAGACGCTAAGATGAAAACAGGGTGGCATAAAAATATACTTCCATTAATTATGGAACGACTTTATGACACAAAATATTTAAAATTTACAGGTGGTGAGCCTTTATTAATTCCACACGTAAGAAAGATTATTAAACGTTTATATGACGATGGAATATCTCCAGGTGTGCATTTAAGTATTATTACTAATGGTACTATTCCAATAGATGAAGAAATGTTAAAAATGCTATTAACATTTAAACAGGTTTCTTTATTAGTAAGTATAGATGGTATTGAAGATAGATTTGAATATATTAGAGCAGGTGCTAATTGGAAAGAAGTAGAAACAAACTTGAAAGAATTTAGTAATATCTCAAAACAAAATAATAATTTTGCTCTATGTATACTTTACTTGCCTATGACAATAAATGCGGCACAAAATGAGACATCAGCACAATGGGCAAAAGATCTCGACATTACATTTTCTAAAAGTGTAGAAATTTATAAACCTGAATATTTGACTTATCGTAGTTTAAACAATAAACTAAGAGAAAGATACAATATAAAAACTGATTATGAATATGATGAGAACGTATTTAAGGAGTTACTTAAACACATGGAAATTAAAGATAGATTAATGGGTACTAACTTTAGAAGTGCCTGTCCGGAGTTATTTGAAGATGAGTAAAAAATTACCAAGCGATACATTTTGTGTATTACCGTTTATGCACGTAGCAGTTAATCCTGGCGGAGGGTTTCGTGTGTGTTGTAACAGTAACCCACAAAACAATAAAGTATTAAAAGATGATGGCAGTGGAAAAGCATATCGTATATTTAAAGATGATGTCAACGAGATGTGGAGCAGTCAATGGATGAAAGATATTCGTAAACAATTCATAGATGGAGAACGTCCAAAAACATGTCAACGTTGTTTCCGTGAAGAAGATGCAGGCATACGTAGTCCACGTATTGGATACAATGAAAAGTGGTATAAAAAAGATGTAAAAGTAGCAGAAGAAATTCCATTAGATATACGTTATGTAGATTTACGTTTAGGCAACTTATGTAACTTAAAATGTCGTATGTGCAATCCGTGGAGTAGTAGTATGTGGGTTAAGGATTGGAATAAAGTAACAGGTACAGCAAAACTTGAACCAAACGATCCATTAAACAAAGAACAATTAGAATGGTTAGATGTTATGCAACAGTGGCCAGATCGTGAACAAACAGGATTAAACTTTGTTGAAATTGCACACACCATTGAAGAAATTTATTTAACTGGCGGAGAACCCACACTTGCTGTAAGTCAATATGCATTATTTGATTATTGTATTAAAAACGATTTAGCAGGTAACATTAGATTAAAATATAATACTAACCTTACAAATATTCCACAAAAAATGATAGATTACTGGAAACACTTTAAAGGAGTACAACTTAATACAAGTATTGATGCAACTGGTGCCAGAGATAGATATGTTCGCTATCCAAGTAACTGGGCTAAAATAGAAGAAAACTTTGACAAGTTAAATGCACTACCAAACGTATATATTCAAGTACATTGTACAGTACAAGTATTAAACATGTGTGCAATGAGTGAACTGTTTGATTGGACACGTAGTAAGGGTGTTCCCGATAAAGATATATATTTGAATATTCTTAATCATCCAGAAATGTATAACATTCGCACATTACCATTAATGTTAAAACAAATAGCAGAAGATCGTTTACAACCTTACTTGGATATTCCAAAAGTAGCAGATACAATAAAATATATGTGGGCTGAGAACTGGTATGAAGATAAGTGGCAAGAATTTATTGATTATAATAAGAAAACAGATGAATTACAAAAAGGTAATTTACTAGATGTATGTCCGGAGTTCAAACCTTATGTCTAAAACATATTGCAACGAACCATGGAAAACAATTCACTATGATAATATTGGATCATTGGGACCTTGTTGTACATACAGAGGCAAAAGAGATAAAAGTCTAGAAAGCGTACAAGATTATTTAAACAGTGATTGGTTAAAAGAACTTAAACGTAAAATGCTTAATAACGAAAGAGATGAAGGTTGCTATAACTGTTGGGTTAAAGAAGATAAAGGTGAAGATAGTCAGCGTTTACAACAAAATAGAAAAGACGGCGTATTAACTGAAACAGACATAAAAAGAGTTTGGTTAAGTTTTGGAAACATATGCAATAAAAATTGCAATATATGTAGGCCAGCTAGAAGTAGTATAATAGCAAAAGAATATAAAAAATTAGGCAGTGATCATGAGATATATTCTATAGATAAAGATCCTGCAATATTACAAAAAGATTTTAGTGGTATATATTTGGACAAATGGGAAAATTATATAGATGCATTAGACAATGCTCACACAATAAACTTAGATGGCGGCGAACCATTTTTTACAAAGCAGTGTACAACTATATTAGAGACTCTTATTAAAAAAGGATCTACTAATAAGAAAATAAAATTCTCAACAAACGGAAGTGCAAATGAAAAACATTACAAACTACTGAAACAATTTAAACAAGTAGATTTTGGTCTTAGCATAGATGGAATAAGAGAATTATACAGTTTAGTAAGAAGCCCACATCATTGGAATTGGTGGGAAAAACAACATAGACTAATGGAACAACAAACTAACCTAAGTTGGACTTATCTTGCAGTAGTGCATTGTTTTAACATACATCAACTACCAGAAATGATAAGATATTTTATTAAAAATAATCCAAATACAGATTCAAGGTTTCATTTTACAACTATTGTATCAAGACCATATTTAGGTACACATATTGTTCCTAATTATATAATAGAACAAACAATAAAAGAACTCGACTTATTGGAAGGCCAATTACATAAAAAAGAACAAGTAAATATTAATAATGTTAGGCACCACTTAGTGTATAGTATATTAAATAAATCAACGGAAGATGAGATTAATTTTAAAAAATTTGTAGACATATTTGGTCCTATTAAAAAGTTAGATTATCAAAGTTATTTGCCATGGAGTATTAAATGAAAAGCATAATATGTACAGGAAATCCAGAATTTGGCGTAGCAAGTGCAATAGCTGAACGTTGGCCAGAAACAGAATTTGTTAGTAGAACTAATTGGGATTACGATTTAACACAAGATAGTTATAAAAAGAAACTAGCAGAAAAGGCTCTTAATTATGACGTCTTTATTAACGGATCTGCACTATGGCAGTACCATCAAACTTTGCTACTAGATGTAGTCTATAAAACCGCCCAAACCAATCGCAAAAGACTACATATAGTATGTTTAGGTAGTACAACAGACAGAGCTACTAAAGGCTCTGATTGGCATTATCAGCAAGAAAAGAAGGCTTTACGTAGTACAAGCAATGCATTAGGCTTAAAAAGCATATGGGCTGGTGGTCCTAAGGTTAGTTATATTACATTTGGTACATTAGAAAACAATGCACACAAACACCCTGGTCGAAAAGTAATGAAATTAAACGATGCTGTAGATATGATTGAATATGTAATTAATATGCCATATCATTTAAATGTAAATGAACTTAGCATTGACCCTATACAAACGGAGTGGCCAAATGAATAAAATAGGAATATTTGGTGATAGTTTTGCTGTACCTGATGTAAGGGCGAAATGGGATGGAAATATTGTTAAGATTTCTAATGTTAATTGGATGGAATTAATAGGAGCACAAACATATGCCTATGGCGGTACTGATGTAGCATATAGTTTTTTAGAATTTGAAAAGCATCATAGTAAATATGATCAAGTTATTTTTGTATTAACTAATCCAGGCAGCAGAATAACTCTCAAACATCGCGACTTTATACTAAATTCATGTGATCAAGAGTATAGCATTAGAGCCATAGAAAGATTAAAGAAATCAGATGACTATGATCCTATACTTAATCATTTACATTTATCTTTAATTGAATGGCACAAAATGCAACCACTTGACGCTTTTGCAGAAAGAGAAACTTTATTTTGTAATTTAATGGTAGCACGAATAAAACAATTAAGACCAGATGTTAAATTTATACAAGCATTTGCTTGGAATAATATTGAACACATTGGCGACAATAAATATATTCCTTCTACTAGTTGTTTAGTTGACATTACCCATTACGAAAATAAAATATTTAATTGGGAACATCCTACATCAGAAAATAGTGGATGGTATTGCTCTGATAAAAAAGGGGATATTAGAATTGGGCATATAACATGTGAGTCACATGTAATTTTAGCAGAACTAATTAAAAAATGGCTAAAAACTGATAAAATGTTTTTTGACTTTGATATAAAAGAATTTCATAATATTAAACCTGACGAGAAGCTATACAATACGGCTTTTCATAAAAGTTATGAAGACTGGTTAGCATATTGTAAGGAGCATAAAAATGAGTAAATTTTGTTATATGCCTTGGAATGCAATCACGTTAACCGCTAATGGTGATATTAAACCATGTTGCCAATTTAGTAATAAAGGACGTATGCCTAATACTGAGCATAATACAATAATGGAAAATTTTAATAGTGAACGTATGCAAGGATTACGCAAAGATTTCCTACAAGGTATAGAAAACAATGCATGTAATAGTTGTTGGGAGAGAGAAGATTTAGTAGGCCAAAGTAGACGCTTATGGTTTAACAAAAAGTTTCTCAATAATGAACCTAAGCCAACTACACATGATGTACCAAACCCTACATTCTATCAAGCAGATATTAACTTGTCAAATGTATGTAATTTAAAATGTCGTATGTGTGGAAGTTGGGCAAGTAACAGTTGGTTTGAAGAAGAATTAGCGTTAGCCAAAATAGACAAGCGTTATGAAAAGAATACACGTCCTGTTCCATTACAACAATATGAATTAGAAGATTTACGTAATATGCTACCTCATTTAAAGAAAGTAAAACGTATAGACTTTAAGGGTGGCGAACCAATGATGGCAAAACATCATAATCAATTTTTGGAATGGCTAATTGAAGAAGATATGACTGACGTAGAATTATTCTACACTACAAATGGTACAGTACAAAATCCTAAGATTTTAAAATTATTAAGCAACTTTAAACGTGTCAGCATATGTTTCAGTATAGAAGGCACAGGTGATTTATATAGTTATATAAGAGGTGGAAAATATACTATAGAAGATTTTGAAAACACACTAGCAGTATATGATAAATTAGAAAACGTACAAATAATGTTTAATGTAACATTGCAAAATTATAACGTTTTCAACTTACCAGACTTGCATTTTTTCTTACATGATTTGGAAGATAAATATGATAGAGTAAGTGCAAATAACAGTTTCACTACTATCTGTAACAAACCAGCATATTTAAGTCCAATGAATTTACCCGATGATTTAAGAGATAAAGCAATTGGAAGATTATCTTTGTTTAGTGATTTTGAAAAGTTAGTTGAAAGTATGAAACAAAGAACATTTAATCCAGAGCTATGGGAAGTGTTTATTAACTTTACAAATGATTTGGATAAAATGCGAGGAGATAGTGTAGTGAAAGCAGTACCACAACTAAAGGAACATTTTTAATGTTAGTAGGTATAGAAGATAATTTTGCACCCAAAGACGAACTACTTCGTGTAGAATGGAACTTGGGTAAACGTTGTAACTATAACTGTAGTTATTGTGGTAATGAATTACACAATAAAACCAGCGACCATATGAGTTGGGAAGTATACACAGGCACAATAGATAAAATTGTGGAAGCATCTAATGGTAAGAAAATTAAAATAAGTTTTACTGGTGGTGAACCTTTTGTACATCCTAAGTTTATTGATATGCTAAAGTACGCTAAAGAAAATGGAGTGTATCGTTGCAGTGTAACTACTAATGGAAGTCCGCCTCCTAAAATATATAAGAAAGCATTAAAATATTTACATTATGTTATAATCAGCTATCATTTCGAATTTGCATCTCACGATAAAGTTATTAATAATATTACAGGTATGTGGGAAGAAATACAAGAATACAGAGCCAAAGATCAATACAAAGGTATGCACGTACACATTATGGCATTACCTGGGCACATGAAAGAATGGAAAGAAATTATAAACGAATTAAAAGAATGTGGAGTAGAATATACAGTTAGAAAAATTAGGCCACGTGTTAATGAAGACCGCACAGGATGGAATAAACCATATGCTGACGGTATGCTAGGGCAACATCCCAAGCATGAAGAAACTGAAAAGTTTGCTGGACAATATTATAGTGCAGAAGAAGAAAAATGGTTAAACGAAAATGTCTGAAGATAAAGTAAGAGAGTGGTTAATGAAACCCGGTAATAATTTTTGTGCGTTGCCATTTACACATATGGCAATAGAAGCCAATGGCGATATAAGACCTTGTTGTATGGGCGATGAATTTGATTTAAACATTAGAAATAAAACAATACAACAAGTATACAACGACCCAATAAGACTACAATTTGTAGACAGTTTTAAACGCAACGAACAACATCCTGCATGTCATCAATGTTGGAAAGATCCAGAAATAAGAACTACTTTTTCAACATCATCTGTTGCTATGGAAGTAACAAAACAAGCAATGAATGGAATAACACCTAAGCATGAATTAAAATGGTTAGAAATTAAACCAGGAAATAGATGTAACTTAAAATGTAGAATATGTGGAGTACATAATAGTAGTACCTGGGCAAAAGATACTGCGGCAATGGAAGAGCCCAAAGTAAAGTTTAAAAACAGCGAGTCATTTAAATATACACAATCGTGTGATTGGATCGATGATCCAAAATTTTGGAATGATGTAAATCAATTAGAATCATTAGAGTACTTACATTTTATGGGTGGCGAGCCGTTTATGGTTCCTGAGCATTTTCAATTAATAGAACGTTTAGTAAACGATCCTGACATTGATACTAGTAATATTATAATAGGATACAATACAAACGGAACATATTTTCCTAGCAAAGAAAACTTTGAACTATACAAGAATTTTAAGCAAGTAAAATTTGCAATAAGCATAGATGATATTAATGAGAGATTTAACTATCAGCGTAAATTAGCTGAGTGGGAAGAAGTAAAAAATAATATTAAGAATTTTCAAAAATTAGATAAAAGCCAATATCTTGCACATTTGGATCCTACTATAAGTATATTTAATATATTTTATTTAAATGAGATTTGTACAGAATTTAATAATTTAGGATATTATGGTTTTACTAACCAACGACATTTTGTAAATAGTGGTCCTGATTGTATTCATACGCTACCTCAATATATAAAAGACATTATTACAGAAAAGTATAAAGACAGTGATAACATATGGATTAAACGAGCCGTAAACTATATGAATAGTCAAAAATCAGATTATAGCTTATGGGAGGATTTTAAAATAAAGACTAATAAATTAGATTTATTAAGAAAAGAAAACTTCCAACATACATTTAAGGAATTTTATGAGCAATTTTAAAAATATTATTGTACACTATAAAGATGGTACAAGCAAAGAAGATAACGTAAACAGTGTCATGGCACGTGATGAAAATGACTTCCGTGGTTGGGAATGTTGGGCAGGTGTACAAAATATTACTATCAGTAATACAGGTGATGTGTTTAGAGCTATATGTAAAGTAGGAGGCAAACTAGGAAACATTTATGATGGATTCGAAATGCCAAAAGAAACTATTATATGTAATAAGCCTAGATGCATATGTGCGGCAGATGTGCAACTATCAAAAGCATTGCCAGATCATGTACATAGATTAAGAGTAGGTAAAGATGGATAATTATAAACAATTTTATGATCACGCAGTAGGTAAGTTAAAAGGTTTACCAGTAGATAAAAATACATTTTGTCCATTACCGTTTGTTCATGTAAGCACTACACCACATGGTGAAGTAAAACTATGCTGTAGATCTCGCCCACCAAAAGGAGGAAAAAATGTGAATAATCCTAATGTCAAAGATGATAACTTTGATCTTAAAGATTATTGGCATAGTGAGTATATGAATGAAATACGAGATGATCTTATATTAGGAAATAAACCACAACAATGTCAGAATTGTTGGAAGATGGAAGATATGGATATTGTTAGTCTACGATTAAACAAGCTCACTGATTTAATGGGCAATAAAACTTATATAAAAAATATAAAACATTACTTAAAGCATAGAGAAGTTGAATTTAAAATTCCTCTTATTGAACTTAAATTAAGTAATGTATGTAATTTTAAATGTCGTATGTGCTGGCCAAAAGATAGTTCAAAATGGATGCAAGATTGGGATAAATTAAAAAAATTCTACGATAAAAAAGATCAAACCTTTATTGAAACAATTATAGATGCAAACGACTTAAGAACAACTAGAGTAATGAATTTATATGAAAAAGATGAACAATTTGTTGGACACTTAGTTGAGCTCATGGAACATATTGAAGAACTTGAATTTG